CTTACGACAAGTAAATCACACAACCTGCCGTCTGCGCAAGTCCCGGCACAACGCGACCCGCCACCCCGGGCGGGCAGCGGGTCGGCTGGTTGTCAGTGGAGCGGGTGCAGTCGGTTGTAGGCGTCGGCGAGGATCGTGGCGTGATCGAATGCCGGGTTGATCCAGTCACCCGTCAGCGGGTCATGGATTTGGCCCAGCTCGTTCACGGGCAACCACGCGGCCTCTTTGGCGTCGTCGGCAGCCCGCAGCGCATACGGTACGCGAACTACAGTCAAGAACGCCTGCGAGACGTACCGACCTCGCGGGTCCCGGTCAGGCTCATCGTACGTTGCCAGCGGCGACACGAAGTGCGGGTTGAGGATCATCAGGTCGGCTTCTTCGAGAGCCTCCCTGATTGCCGCAGCCTTAGCGGTCTCGCCTCGGTTGACGTGCCCGCCCGGAATCGCCCACATGTCGGCGAACGGGTCCCACTTGCGCCGGACCATCACGACCCGAGCCGGGTTGAGCCGCATGATGACCATGTCGGCGGTGTACTTGATGACCTCGTCGCGCTCGTTGTCAACGTGAGTGGTCACGAATCCTCCTGGAAGGTTAATGTTTCACGTGAAACGCCAAAGCCCCCGCCGGGAGTGGCGGGGGCTTGGTTGGCCGCGTCAGACGAGCTTGTACTCGCCCTCCTTGGCCATCTTGCTGTTGCCCTTCTTGTCGGTGTACCAGAAGGTCCCGTTGTCGGCAACGGTGCCCTGGTACTCCCACCGACCGATCTTGGCGGTGACCGTCTTCGGCGCGTCGTCCTCGTCGGTCCAGTCGGCGGTGGCCTCGCGCTCCGCCTGCTCCGCCTTGACGGCCTCGGCGTGCGCGGCCTCCTCCGCCTGGACGGTCTGGGCCAGGGTCAGCGCGCGCTGCTCCCTCTCGCGTCGCGCCTCGTTCCCGTCGTGCACCAACCCGGCGTCCTCGGCGAGCTTGCGCTCGGCCTTCTTGGGGGCAGCGGCCTTGGCCGCCTTCCGGTTGGCCTTCGCCTCGGCCTTCTCGCGCGCCTTGGCGATGCCCGCGACGACCATGTGGCCGAACTCGTACTTGGCAGCCCAGCTCTCCGCCGTGCCGCTGACCGCCATGCCGCCCTCGGTCTTGCGAACCTCCAGCCCCAGCGCACCCCACTTGATGAGCGCGGACTTGAGCTTGGCGTCGTGACCAGGGGCGAACGTCCTGGCGGTCTCGGCCTGGCAGCCGGTGTCGAAGCTCTCGAAGTCGCCGCTGGCGATCTGCTCCTCGGTCAGGTCCTCCGGCAGCGTGTCGAACTTCGAGCACTCGCAGGGGGTCTTCTCTGCCATCTTGATCAGGCTCCTCTGTTGAATTCTGCTATTCGGTGGGGTCCGTTCCCCCGACCTCGTGATTCCATCTTATCACGGGACTTGCTGTTGACGCAAGTTCTGGCGTTGTGACGTACGTCACACCCGGACGTCGGCGTTGCGACCAAGCGCACGGCGAACCGCGCCGGAGTCGTCGTACCTGACCCGCAGGCGCGGCACCCACGCGCCACCCTGCCGCTTGCGTCCGACGTGCACGACGGTGCCGGGTCGCCCGACGATCCTCACTCGCTGACCAGGTCGCATCATCGCTGCTGTCCTCCTCGAATACCGAGCGCCAAGGGCCAAACGTTGCCTGCCCTTGGCGCGTGTCTGTGTGATTCTATCTTACCATGCTGCTTGCGGGTGGAGCAAGCGGGGGCGGCTCTCGCCGCCCCCCAGCCTGCGCCGTCAGATCAGGGTGAACTTGGTGGTCGTCTGCTGGTTGCCCTTGCGGTCCTGGTAGGTGAACTTCGGACCGTGAATCGGGTCGTCCGAGGTGACGCCCTGGTAGACCCAGCGACCGACCTTCGCGGCGACCTGCTTCGGGGTCTCGTGCGTCTTGCGCGCCTGCCGCTTGGTCTCGCGGATCATCCGCTCGAACGCCTTCGCCTTGGCCCGCTCGATGCCGCTGGCCACCATGTGGGCGAACTGGTAGAAGCTGGCCGCCGTGACGGCGTCCATGTCCTCGGCGAAGTCGATCACCGTGACCTTGTGGCCCTGCGCGCCCACCTTGATCAGGAAGCCCTTGAGCCGGGCGTCGTGACCCGGGGCAAAGTCCCGGAGGGTGGTGCGGTTGCAGACCAGGCGCGCGCCGGTCTCGGCGTCGGCGTAGTTGCTGCACTGGCAGGGGCGGATCTCGGTGGTCTCGACCTTGGCGTTCATCGCGGGCTCCTCCGCTTGGGGTTTTGGGCTCTTCCCTCAACCTCTAATAAAATTTTAGCACGCCAGTTGCGGTTGACGCAAGTCGGTTGGGCCATTGAATTTGTGTGGGCTGCGTCACACGCCTGCGGGCTTGACGCCACCTGCCCCCGCGTGGTTTCGCGCGTGCTCGCTCCTTTTATCCGGTGTTGGCTCAGTACGACTTGCGCACAAAGCAAGGTTGTGCTTTAATGGAATTACGCACAACGACGAGGTGAGGAGCCCGACCCATGCGAGTTTGGATTCTGGAGAGCCAGGCCGAGTACGAGCCTGCGACGCGTCTGGGCGTGTACGCGACGGTCAACCACGCGGCTGCCGAGTTCAAGGACGCGGCGAACGGCCTGGTCTACTGGGCCGACGAGTTTTCGGTTGACGTCTGTTACGAGTTCACCAACCCGCAGTCAGACGTCACCATCACGATTGACCACCGGGGCGACCAGGTTACCCTTACCGGCACGCTGGTTGAGGGCGCGTCGTACATCTTCGGGTCGGCGAACGTGGACGACGAGATCTGGGCGCAGGTCGCCATTCTGATCAAGTCGTTCATTCGGTATCAGCGCGACGAGCGCGGTTTCAAGCCGCACGAGGCGAACCGCCCAATCTCGCAGCCCACCGGCCGCTGGCACTTCGTGCGGCAGGCCGACTAACCGAGCTTGCGCCAGCAGCAAGTCTCGTGCTTTAATGGAGGAACCGGGGCGGCTCGTCGGGTGAGCCGCCCCCCGACCCCACAGGGGGGAACGCGTGGCCACTGTCGAGGAAGTCAAGTTCAACGGAAACACCATCTGGCCGGGTGCGTCGCACATGACGCGATGGCAGCCCAACATCTACCACTTCGTGATCACGGTCACGTACCAGCGGGGTCCGTACGGTACCGGAACTTCCACCCGGATGGGGCTGGTCGAGCCTAAGGTCGGCTCGCAGTACGGCGAGCTGGTCGAATCGATGCTGGTGTGGGCGCAGCGGAACTGTCCGGGTGACCCGGGTTCGCACTGCATCACGTTCTTCAACATCGTTCCCAACGGCCGGTTCTTCCCCGACCCGCAGATCGGTGACGATCAGGACAAGTAACACCCGTACTCGACCCCCTGCCGCCGCTGGTGGGGGGTCGAGGCGTATTCGGGAGAGGAGGTGAAACACCGTGATCAACGTGGGCTCCAGAGTAGCGGCTCGCTTGAACGACGAGCTGGGAACTGTGATCAGCCGAGCGTTCGACATCTGGGAACGCACCTGGTTCTACGAGGTCGAGTTCGACCAGGGCGGCATTCTGCGACTTCCGTTCAGCGCGATTGTTGAGATGACTTGCGCAGACGGCAAGCCGCATGCTAAAATGGAATCAGAACAAGGCGGGAACTAGCCGCCAAAAACTCAACAGAGGAGCCTACGCGATGACTGGGATCACGTTCAAGACCGAGAACGGCGTGCACTTCATGCGGGTCATGTGGGGCGAAAACGACGCGGACCTTTACCGTCTGCTCCGTTCGCAGCCCGCCAAGCTTCCGCAGCTCGACCACCTCGGGATGATCTTCCAGGCAACCAACGGCCGGTACTTCCAGACCGCTCAAATCGTCGTCAAGGGAGTCGCGGTCGGAATCGCCTGGCCGGTTCCCGCCGAAGAGCAGGCGCACCTGGAGCGCCAGGAGCAGGCCATTGCCGACGAGGCAGCCGCCGAGGCGGCTTACGAACGGCACCTGGAGACCGACGAGCGCTACCGGTACGAGGTCGAGATGGACGAACGGCGAGCCTTGTGGGGTCTGTGACATCAAGCCCCCGCCCGGATTGGGCGGGGGCTCAGTCATGCCAACCAACTTGCGTCAACCGCAAGCGTCATGCTAAAATGGAATTAGACGGGCGGAAACCGCCCCCGAATCGAGGAGCCTGGAATGCGTATTGTCACCGTCGACCCGTACGACAACCCGAACCTGGCTGGCCCCAACCAGCTTGTTCGCGACCGAGACGGCCAGATCGGTCGGGTGATCGAGGTGACCCGACGCGGCGAGGGTGCGATCGTTGACTACAGCGAGTACGACGAGGACCTGATGCCCACCGAGTGGGACTTGCTCGACCTGGAGCTGTTGAGCTGACGGCATGACTGAGCCCCCGGCTGGAATTGACCAGCGCGGGGGCTCCGTCGTGTTCAGTTGTCGAGGTGCTCGGGTCGGACGGCGTAGGTCTTGTAGCCGGTCGGCTTGTAGACCCGATCGTCCTCGCGGAGCCAGCGGGTCACGGTCTGCACGGCCGGAATGTCGCTTTCGTCGTACATCCGGCCAAGCGTCTCGCGAATCTCCTTGACGGACATCCCCTTGCCTGCTCGCGACACCTCCTTGAGCAGACCGAAGATGACGTTGCGGAGGTTGTCCCCCTCGTCGCCGTCGTCGGGGGGCGGTGGCGGAGTCGGCGAGTCAGGCCGCGAACCGTCAGGCCACTTCGACGGATCGTCGACGTCCATGGGGTCGACACCCGCTTCACGTAGCACGCGGTCGAACTCCTCCTGCTCCGCGACGGTCGGGCCACCCGCGTCCTCGATCGCCTGCCGTGCGTCACGCTGCGCCTGCTCGAACGACTTGACCTCACGGCCAGCGAAGATGTCGTCTTCCTCTTCGTCGTCCTTCGACATGGTCACCGTGACCGGCTGCTTGGCGCCCGTGAACAGGTAACCCGCCCGGTCGTCAGCCCACCGGGTTTCGTAGACCTCGCCAGCCGCTCGCCTCGAAACCTCGTCCAGGCCGTCGTTCATCCGGTACTGGGTCGTGTTCTCCACGAACCACCGGATGTCGGACGGCAGCACACGCCAGCCTCGGAACACGCTGGCCGACTTGGTCTCGTCCATGGTCACCGCGCCGTAGCCCTGCTCCGGCATGTCGGACGGCGTGACGCCCGACCGCCAGCCGAGTAGATACGCGATTTCGGCGTCGTCGGCCATCCGCATACCAATTCGAACCTGCGACTGCGCCTTGATCATCGGGTCGCCCGTGGTGTCGGCGGTCGCACGCAGGAAGCAGTTGATCTGGTTGACACCAGACGAACCCGCGATGCGTAGGACCTCCTTCATGGGGTCGGACACGGCCTTGGTCTTGGGGTCCGCGTAGACCTCCGCGCCCTCGTCCGTGATGATCACGATGCCCGGAATCTCGGGCGTCATCGGCAGCAGGTCCGTGTTGGCGTCGGCCATAAGCTGCTGGTACTCGGACTTGCGCGCCTTGGCGATGCGAACAGCCGCCTTGGCCATAGCCTCAGCCTCACGCGGGTCGCTGGCAACCCAGTCGATCGGAGGTCGGCCCTTGCGCCCCAGCTCGTGCCACGCCCGAAGCCACTGCAGCGCCACGCCGCCCGCGTTGAAGTCGATGACCCACGTGAGCAGGTTCGGCATCCGCAGCAGGCGCGTGATGATCGCCAACAGCTCGTTGGTCTTGCCGGTTCGCTTGGCACCCGCGAGCATGGCGGAGAACTGGCGAATGTTGATAACCGCCAGACCGCCGTCACGCAGCACGCCGATATCGAAATCGTTCTCGAAGCTCAGCTCGCTGGCGTCGTGCGGAACGTTCTGCGTCTCCAGTAGGGCGTTGATGAGCTGCACCTTGACGAGCGCACGGTTGCGGCCCGCACCCGCGTACACCTCAACGCCACAGCCCTCGGGCAGGCCAGCGTCCGACGCCAGACCCTCGTTGTGCGACGCGAGGTCGCGCCACGTCCGGCCACCGGCCGGAAGCTGAACATCGAGCGTGAACCCGGCTCCGGTCTCCTTGCCGGAATCGTCCCGCCACTGCTCGATGTTCAGCACCACGCACCCGCTGATGTTGCACACGCGCTCGAAACGCTCGGTCCACTCCTGGCCGATCTTGACCCGGAACAGCGCTGCGTACGCGGCAGCCTTGCGCTCCTCAGCCTTCCGACGCTTGGCGCTGGCGATGGCGCTCAGCGAACCGAACCCGCACGCAGCGGCCAGCATCGGGCCGACGACGCTCCAGTCGAACACGGTGTCCTGGGTCAGAGCCCACGAGCACCACCCACCAGCGGACAGCCACGCGGCCACCCGAAGCGTAATCGAGGCACCCGAGAGCGGGTGCTCACGAGCCGCGCCAGAGATGGCGGACCCGAGAGCACCCACACCCGCACCGGCCAAGGCCATTGACGCAGGCAGGCCGACCTCGTGCCCGACCGCAGCAACAGACAGCGCGGTGTAAGCCGCGTTAATCGTACCGGTCGCAGGCGTGTGCCCGGCGTCCCAGTCAACTGCCTTAGCCATGGTCGTACTTCCTCCAATCTTGGTGTAGTTGTCAGCCTCGGCCGACGTGGTCGCGGTTCGCGGACAGGTCCCACATCTCCTCGCCCTTGCGGGGCGCGGCGATGCGCTGGATGTCCACGTTGTGCAGGTTCTTGAACATCGGAGCCAGCTCCTCGGACAGCTTCGCGGCCTCCTGGAGCCTGTTGTACACCTGGGCCATCTGGTCGATGATGGCCGGGTGGAGCGGGTACTGGTCGTTGGCGCGCTGCACCATGGCGCGCATCGCGTTCGCGATGTTGCGGTACGCCTCGGGCATGGCGGAGAAGTCAGCACCGACCTCCATCATGCCATCAGGGTTGTAGATGGTCGCCGCGCCGAGCATCTCGGCAGCGGCCTGAACGAATCGTGCCTGAGCCATGGTCATTCCACCTCCTGCGCCTGTCGTCGGCGCGGTTGCTGTCGAACCGCCCACGAGCGTGGACGGAACCTCTACCTTGGTGCCCGGAACGGGCGGGGTGGCGGCAGCAGCCGCCTTGGCGTGCTTGCTGTTCTTCGCGTGCTTGGCGCGCAGCCGACGCCAGACACTGTTTGCCGCCTTCCACGCTGCGCGCGGGCTGCGGCCTCGGAGCAGGTTTCCGAAGAACGTGAACGCGGCAGCCGTGGCAGGCCATCCGACGCCCCACGCCCTGCGGGTGAACGCCCGAAGCGCGCGAGCAGGTCGGCTGTTCCACACGCGAGCAGCCGCCAGCCGAGCGCGTCGAGCCTGGTGCCTCGTTGCCCGACCGCCGTTCTTGACGGCCTCGATCGGCTGGCGCCTCGAGCCGTCGCGACGCCTGACCAGACCTCCGTGTGCGGATCGGTTCCCAGCAGCCGGACCCCAGATCCGACGTGCACGCGAGGTCCGACCCGGCTTGGACATCAGCAGCGGGGTCCGCGTGCGAGATCGGCCAGATCCGGGTCCGCCGTGGCCCGACCTCCGGTGCCGACCCGTGCCAGACCCGGCGTGGTCTGAGGTCCGACCACGAGATCCGCTGTGGTCGTGCCCCGATCCGCCCCCGGAGATCCGGCCAGATCCGGGCCGGGTGTCGGTCCGAGATCCAGACCCGACGTAGCCGGATCGGACCCGGTCGGCCTTAGACCCGGTCGGCGAGGTCGATCGAGATCCGGTCGTGGTCGAGGTGCCGCGAGATCCGGCGCCACCGCCCCCGGGTCCGCCCGATCCGTAGCCGCCTCGGCGCCGGTCAGAACCCGATCCGCTGGCGGACCCGGTGCCCGAGGTCCACGAGGTCGCCCCCGTGTTGCGTCGGGAGTTGCCTCCGCTGCCGTAGTAGCCGCCCGACCTGCTGGCCGACCGGTTCAGGCGTGCGCGTCGTACCCGGCTCCGGCTCCGGCGCCGGACGCCCAGCGCCACCGCCCCCGCCAGCATTCCGGCAGCGGTGGCGGCTCCTGCGACAGGACCGTACGCACTCGCCGCGCCAGCCGAGGCAGTAGCCACGGTGTTCGCCCCCGCCAGCGCCGCAGGCGCGGCCGGGACACCCCTCGTCCTGGCCTTCCGTGGGGTCTCGGAGCGCTTCGTAGCGCTCCCGGGTGCCGTAGCCCCGCCCGTGCCCGGAGAAGCCACGGGAGAGCCGTCCGTGGGCTCGGGCGTGGACGCACCGGCAGGGGTGGCGGGCATCTTGATCGTGTTCTGCGTGTTGTCCGACATTAGCTGTTGTCACCTCCCGTGACATGAACTTGAACCTGAACTCGAACTCGAACGCCGCGAGACCCCCCTCGACCGGTGTCGAGACCCCAGAGAGGGGGGTATTCAGCCCTGTTCGGGTGCGGGTTCAAATTACTCGACGTAACTTTGCTTTGGAAGCAAGGGCGGTCAGACCGCCTTCATCTTGCTTCCGGGAACGTTCTGCCGCCCCCACGCGGCGAGCTGAGCGGCCCGCTTTGTTGCAATGCCGCCCTCCAGCTCACGCACCGCGTCGGCGCAGTTGGCGCGGTTGATGCTTCGGCCGTCGCGCACGAGCAGCGCCACCGCCTTCCGCTCCAGCTCGGTGGGGGCGAACTCGTCGCCCTCGCCCTCGCCGTTGGCGTTGGCGTTCGACGGCTTAGGAGGTTCGATCGCCTTCGGCTCCTCGGCCTTGGGCTGCTCGATCTCCTGCTTCGGGGGCTCGATCTGCTCCCGATCCACCCGGATCTCGGGGGGTTCAGGGGTGGACCCGCTCCCGATCTGCGCGGCGAGATCCGCCAGATCCGGCTTGGGCCTGCGGAACCACCGCCGACCTCCGCCCGATCCAGTAAGCTGCTGGGCGGACCTCCGGCACGCGATGGCCGACCTCTGCCGCTCCGCAGCGGACCACGCTTTGGCCACGGTGTCCATCTCCGGATCTGAGATCGTCAGCGACCACGCGGTGAACGTCAGCTTGGGGAACCGCAGCCACCGCAGCAGGCCGAACCTCGGCCGAACAGCGGGAAGCTTGCCGTCGAGCCGCAGCTTACGGCGGTGAACCAGCCTCGCGAACAGTTCCCACAGCGCCACACCGATGATCGTCATCGACGCGAACGTCACGGATCGCGGGGTGGGGTCGGTGAACGAGGTGTTCGGCTCCAGGTAGTGCCACCACTGCTGAGCCGCCGCACCCAGACCGAACAACCAGGTCGCCAGCCGGTACACGGTTCCCTTGTCGCCGTCCTTGCGCGCCTCGTGGTACATCCAGGCGCAGAACGCCGTGGTCAGCTCGTAGGCGGCAGCGAACAGGACACCGGCCGGAAGGGTCCACTGCAGGTACTCCATCGCGAACGCGGCCTGACCCGTCCAGGCAACCGCCATCGGCGCCATGATGGGGCCAACTATGATCGCCGTTCGCGCTACGTTGATGGCGCTGTGCTGAAGCGACGTCAGCCGCGCGCTGCGCTTGCGAGACTTGAAATCGCGCTCGCTCTCGTTGTCCTCGCGCTTGAGCTGCTTCGCTCGGAACTTAAGTTCGAGCTTGTCCTCAGCGCGCTGTCGTCGGGAGGAAGCGTCACCCAGCAACGCGGACGCAAAGCCACCGCGCGACTTGGGCGTGACCTCCTCGGTCGTCTCGTTGCTCATGGTCGTCACACCTCCGTTGAAGCCAACAGACCTCAGCGTGTTGCCCCTCGCTGAGGTCTGCGGAATGTCTGTTCCACCATTCTACCATGCAGGTTGCCTTGCCCGCAAGCGTCAACCCGTCTGTGGGGTCTAACCCTGGCGTGACGTTCGTCACACGGCTGAGCCCCCACCCTCGCGGGCAGGGGCTCGGCGGTTGGCTTGGTCAGTCCACGATCGTGAACTTCTCCGCCATCAGGTTGTGACCCTTGCGGTCGGTGTAGGAGAAGATCCCGCCACCGGCCGTCACGGTGCCCTCGTACACCCAGCGGCCAACCTTGGCGCGCACAACGCGCGGCTTGGGGGCGACCTTCGCAGCGGCCTTGTCCATGGCCCGCTTGATGCCAGCGGCGACCATGTGGCCGAACCCGAAGAGGTTGGCGACCGTGATGGGGTCCGCGACCTCACCGCCCAGCGTCCGGATCATGCCGCCCTCGGCACCAACCCGAATCAGGAAGCCCTTGAGCTTCGCGTCGTGCCCGGGGGCGAACGTCCGCAGCGTCTCCGCGTGGCACTCGATCCGGGCGCCGGTCTCCTCGTTTGCGAAGTTGCCGCACTGGCACTCGCGGACGTTGCGCACGACCTTGGCGTCGGCGTTCTGGGCCAGGTTCTGGATGGTGTTCATCTCGGGCTCCTCAGGTCATTCGGGGAGGTCTTCCCTCCCTCGTTCTAATTCTATTTTAACATAACGCTTGCGGTCAACGCAAGTCGGTTCGCTACCTTCGCTGATAACGACCTTATAACAGCTTTGCCCCCACCCCGTGACCGGGGCAGGGGCTGAAAGCCGGAGTCGTCAGAGCCGACCCGCGCAAACCGGGCCGATCCCGCGCTCGATCGACTTCTCGTCGGTGAGCGTCCGTCCGCAGACGCAGCAGGTGCCGTACAGCGCGCCGAACTCAGCCGCCTGCTCCATCGTCAGCCGGTGCTCCGGCCGGATCTTGCTGATGGCGCCAGCCGCGAACTCGAACGACCACTCGCCGTCGTTCTCAACAAGCTGCTTGGCGTACTGCCTGCCCGACCCGTGAACCGCGTGCTGGACCTTGTAGATCGCGTCGCCAACCTTGTACATGCCGTCCTCCAGCTCGACCGGCGCGGCCTTGGGGGCGGCAGGCAGGTTCTTGAGTTCGGTGATCTTCTGGCTGGCTTCCTTGACCGACATGCCGTCCGTCACGATCTCGACGCCCTTCTCAGCCGCCAGCGAGGTGATGAACCGGATCTGCGCGTCGGACGCGGCCGGAACCGCCACCGCCTTGAGCGCCGTGATCAGGCCGCTCGCGACCCGCTTGCTGATGACCTCGTCCGCCTGGACCTTCTCCACGTTGCGGCGGTTGGTGGCCGTCAGCGCGCCGAGGTCGGCACGAGCGGCGAGGGACTTGATGAACCCGATCTGCTTGTCGCTGGCCGGGTCGGCAACGGTCCGCGTGGCCTTGACGCCGCCCGCCTGCGCGGGCTTCTCGGCCTCGGGCGCGGTGACCGGCTGGCCGTTGCCCTTGAGCGCCGCGAGCTGCGCCCGGTACTGGGTGTTGAGGTCGGTCACGGCCTGCCGGAGCTTGCACGGCTCGTCGGCGGTGCAGCACGGGCTCTCGCCGTTCTCGACGTCGCCGTTCTGGTGGTACTCGATGGCGTCGGCAGTCATCTCGATCTGGAATTCCAGACCCTGCTTTTCGCTGACCAGGTGGCTCATTGAAGTCTCCTTCTCTCCGCCGTTCTAATTCTATTTTAACATGGCGATTGCCCTGCGCGCAAGTCCGCAAACATGACTGAGCCCCCGGCGTTGGTCAACCGGGGGCTGTCGTCTTACCCTGCGTCGAGGTTCCACCAGTCAGGGTCGGTCGTGTCCACCTCGTCCTGACCCTCAGGGTGCCGCTCGGCACCGAACCTCAAACCGGTCAGGAACTCGGCCTCTTCCTCGTCCACGCGCCTGCCCCCTACAGCGGGAACTGGGTCGGCGTCTGGGCGTTGGTACGACCCACCGAGCACGACCCGCACAGGTCGCTCGACGCGGGGATCGTGGTTCCGCACGGCTCGCCCCAACCGGGGCACGACTTGGTCGGCAGGGGCTGAACCGGCGTCGGACGCGGGGCGTTGGTCTGCTGCTTGGCCACGGGGTGAACCTCCTGGTTCTGGTTTCCGTCGGTGTGACACCATCCTACCATGGTGCTTGCTCCAGGCGCAAGTTATCCCGCCAGCACCGACCCCAACAGCAGCCATTCAGTTCTGTGCCAAACCGTGCCGCACTCTCGGCAGCGGATGCGGTCAGCGAACGGGTCAACCACAAGCTTAGCGCCGCATTCGGTGTCGTCGTCCATCAACGTCGGGCACAGTCCGATCGGCACCCGCTGTTTTACCGATGCCGGATCGAGCGCAACCTCGCAGTCGCTGGCCAGTCGCGCCACCCCCCGCCCGAAGTCTCCGAAGTCCGCGCGGTTTTCGGCTGCCCATGGTAGGTTGTTCAGCAGCCGAGTCACAACGTCGGCGGTCGTAGTGTTGCGGCGTTCCGGCAGCTTAAACTTTAGGTCGTCGTACCACGCGGCCAGCGTCGCCCACAGGAAGTCGGCAACTCCGCCTGGTCCTGTCAGCGCGACAACGCTTATCCGAACCGGCGCGCGCTGGTCAGCTGGAATGCTGCCTCGGCCGGTGGGGTAGCCGCCGCCCCCCGCGCCCGGAGTCAACGCGGTGTCGCCTGCAGACACCAGCAGCCGAAATTGACGGGCCAGCTCGCCGAGATCTTCCCTTGTCCGGCGTTCGCACGGTCGGCACGCGACCCGTTGCCGCTCGTCCGCATTCAGCTCGTGCCTGCATCTTGCGCACTTTGACACCGCGTTGACCTCCGGTTTTGTTGTTCACTTGCGCGGGAAACCCGCCTCGATCAGCCGACGCACGCGTCGAGCCTCGCTCTTGTCGCGCCGTCCGCTGTCGATCCCGCGTAGCGCTTGAACCAGGTTCCTGGACGACACCACGTACGCGCCATCCAGCTCAATAATACCACCCTCGACGGTGGTCTTGTCGCACACGATAACCGGCACGACCGGAACGCCTCGAACACCTTCGGCCAGCTTGCGGGCTTCCCACTTCACGGTGTCGAGCGCCTTGGTCTGGTCCCATGGTCCGTACTTGAGCTTCGAGCCGTCCATCTTGACCACTGCGCCCTTGGCGTGCCATGCCTTGGTGTCGAGGTACAGCACCACACGCCCGGACGGGTGCACCGCTGCGTGATCGAGGTTGGCACGCGACCTGGGCACCCGCAGGTCGTGAGCGAACCACCACCCGCGCAGTCGGCCAGAACGTCGAGCCACGGCCAACGCTCGCGCCGTCCGTCGCTCGCCAAACCCACCTTGGAACCAGCGCTTGGCGTCCGGAGGCGGTCGGAGACCGGTGCACGCCAGCACGACCAACCCGACGCCCAGACCCAGCGCCAGCGCTTCGAGCACTGCGCTGAACAGGAACCAGGCAGCGGCCACAACACCCGACGCGATGACTCCGCAAATTCGAGCCCATCGCGCCAGATGCCGCAGCCACACCCGCGCTCCCATTCTTAAGGCGGACATTCCGGCGTTCACCGTTTGCCCTCCTCTTCAAAGTCGCAGTCCTCGGTTCGGCATACCAGAACCGGAACCAAGGTCGCTGACATCTTGGTCATAACTCCGGCCACGTAGGCGTGTCCGGTTATCTTGAACCGTTCCACGACTACCAGGTTCCCCATGGTTTTGCACGTCGGGCACTGCACGTCGGGCAGCTCCATCAATACCGTCTGCTCGCGCCCGTTGGTTGCTGTCATGCTGCCTGTTCACCTCCTTATGTACATTGACGCCGCGCCCGGAATCGAGCCAACCGGGCGCGGCGTACCAGTTGTGGTTAACTGCTGCTTGTGAGTGCTGCGGCCAGCGAACCGGCCAGGTAGTTGAACGCCTGCTCGTCGGTCAGGTCCACCAGCGTCGGCGCAGTCGTCACGAAATCCCAGTTGGTGTCAAGCACCGACATCGACTCCGTCACCACACCTCGACCCGTGAACGCCCACCCGGCAACCGACCACGTCATGGCGAGATCGGCCTCGAACAAGTCGCTTGGGTTGCCGCTGGTGTCAACGACCACGAACGCGGGAACCTCGGCCAGGCTCTCCGTGTACTCATCGTTGACCCACGCGACCATCGGTTCGAACATCACTCCAGGGACGTACTCGCTCAACCGGGCGTTATTGGCCGACACCACACCCGACCACGACGTTGACGTTATCACGAACTCAGCGTCAATCGTCGTTGAGAACAAGCACGAGGTCATCGCGGTCATGCCGCACGCTGCCGCGAACGCCATCACCCGGCTGGCCACGGTTTCGCAATGCTCGCCGTTGCACAACTGCAGGTTTGACCGGTCGATAGCCAGGTACACGGCCACCGGCTCGTTGACGCCGTGCGCCGACAACGCTGCCTGCGCCTTGACGATCAGCGCGTCGAGCGTGTCTGTCGCCCCGCCCTCTTCGCTGCCGCCTTCCTCGCCAGGAGTTGCCACGCGTTTCCCCTTCCCTTAAATAGACGAAGCCCGCGCAGCGTCGGTCAACTGCGCGGGCTCCGCGTTGCTGCTGTTCTATTGTATCACGAGGTTGTCAGCGAGGCAACTAGCAGCCCTCACGCTGGTACGGCATGTCGGTGACCTGGTCGCCCTCGTCGCGGTCGGTCGCGTCGTTGTACGTTCCGAACGAGACCGTGAACCACACGTCGTCGCGCCCTCGATCGCCGTTGACGTTGTCCAGCTCGACACACCATCGCTCCGGCCGGACGGTCCTGGTCTCCCAGTGGCTGCCGGTGTTCACGGTTCGCCAGCTCGTGCACTTGCCGTTCTTGTACGAAGCGCACTGACGGCTGGTGTCCTGAACCTGTACCCGCTGCGTCACCGCCGCACGGTGCCGGGTGTCGTCCTGGACGCCGTCCACCTTGGGTGCCTCGCCACACGCGGTCAGCATGAGCGCCACCGCCCCCGCACTGGCCACCGCTATGAACCCGTTTCGCTTCAAGGTTGTCCTCCTCGTGTCTGTGCCGTGCGTCTATTCTATCATGACCTTGCTCCAGGCGCAAGCCGCGTGCTTGCCCCCAAACACACCTCAGCCCCCGGCTCGTTCCTGTGGTAGCGAACGATCGGGGGCTGTGGGGCTGGTCAGGCGTCGGTCTCGTCGGCGGTGTCCTCGACCGGGACGACCCGGAACCGGGTGGTCTCCTTGGCCTCGGTCGTGGCCTCGTCGCCCTCGCCCGTGGTGACGTCGTATCGGAAGGTCAGGCCGTCCTCCAGCACCTCGCCGTCGAACTCCTTGCGACCGACCTTGGCGCGCGCCGGACCCGGGGGGACCTTACGCGCCTCGCGCTTGGCGGCACGCTCGGCCTCGCGATTGGCCTTGGCCTGCGCGCGCTCGACCTGCTTGGCGATGCCCTTCTCGACGTGCGCGCCGAACGCGAACTCGTTGGCCGCCTCCTGAGCGGTCATCACCTGCTCGCCCTCGTCGGTGGTCTTGACGACCCGGTAGCCCTCGGCACCGGCGCCGATGAGCAGCGACTTGAGCTTGGCGTCGTGGCCCGGCGCGAAGTTGCTGACGGTCTCCCGGTCGCAGTCGATGCCGGTCAGACCCTCGGGCGTCTCCACCGCGTACGAGCGGCACAGGCAGGGGGTGGCGGTCTTCGCCATGTGATCATCCTCCATGAATGTCGGTGATTGCGGCCAGTTGCCGCCGTGTTGTGATTCTATTCTACCATACAGCTTGTCTCTGACGCAACCCCTGCGTGGGGTAACTCGACGTCACGCGAGCTACTATTTAATCACACCGATACCCAGCATGTCCAGCAGCGTAGTCAGCTCGATTACCTCGTCGGGGGTCGGCTCGTCGGCAACCGCCACCGCCCCCGCGACAACCAGCGCGACCTTGCGCAACTCGTGCGGCTCGAAATCGACGGTCGTGTACTCAACCATCCTGAGTCCAACGTCGTAGCTCATGTGCCCTCACACGTTGAGGGGGCGACCACACCAGGTCGCCCCCGGGGGATTGGTTACTTGTCGCGCCAGACCATCCGGAGCTTGCCGGTCGGCCCCATGACCTGGACGCGCTGACGCGTCGGGCGGGGGGTCGCAGTCGGCGTTCCCGTGGCGCGCGAGCGGGTCACGCGCGGACCCGTCTTGGGCGCCTTGGTCTGCTTGTTCTTGGCCATCGTTGTCCTCCTCGTGTTACGCGGCCAGCTTGTACTTGAAGTCCCACGCCCGGTAGCCGGTCACGTCCTCGTCGCCCGTCATGGCGTCGGCGGTCACGATCTCCGCCTGAGCCGGAACGGTCGGCACGGTGTGGCCGAACTGGCGGTGCAGGGTGTAGTGCGTGACTCGGTCGAGGCGGAACGTGTGCTGGTCGGCCGACCGGTGGTCGTAGACCCGCAGGACGAACTGGCCAGCGGCCGTGACCTCGATCGCGTGGATCTCGATCTTGCGGCGGCTGACCTCGCCGTTCGCCTTCACGTACCGAATGGTCACCGCACGGCCGTCGTCCATAGCCTCGATCAGGTGGGTCAGGGTCTGGTTGGTGACCTTACGCATCTTGGGCTCTCCTCGGCCTTGGGCGGTCGTCTGGTCCTTCCGCCCCGTTCTGGTTCTATTTTATCATGACGCTTGCTTCTGGCGCAAGTGTGGTCTCGAACACGCCAAAGCCCCCGCCTTCACAGCGGGGGCTCAGCGTCCGGGTGGTCAGTCCCGGTAGGCGAGGACCTTGGACGGCAGGCCGAGAACGTCGCGCCCTCGGTCGCCGACCACCATCGCGTTGTTGAAGCCGTCGCGGGTGAGCCGGATCGACCGCACCGCGCCGAGGTCCTCGCCCCCGCTGATGACCCAGCCGGTCAGGTCGTGCTCGGCCAGGTTGTCGGCGGTCAGCTCGACCTCGCGAGTGTAGGTGGGGACGTGCATCGCGACCTCGATCTCGCGCGCCATCTGCTCACCTTCCGCCTTGCGAGCGGCCTCAACAGCCTGCGCGCGGGTGCGCTTGAACCCACTCAGCCACTGGTACGAGGTCTGCGGCATCGCCACGTACGACCGGTTCTCACCGGCCACCCAACCCCAGAACGCGCCGTCGATGTGGACCTCGTACGCCTTGCCGCCGTCCACGACGTTGTACTCGCGGATCTGGGTGGTGGGGGTGAAGGTGACGTTGGCCATTGGGTGCCCCTTTCGGGTTGGGCTTCGGGTGGTTCCCTCCGCTCTAATTCTATTAAAGCACACGACTTGCGGTCTGCGCAAGTTCACCAGGCGGTGTGACCTTGGTCACGGTTCCGCTGGGCTCGACGCACTCCGCCACCGCCCCCAACAGAATCATCCGGCCGTGTTCTGCAACGGCGCTGAGCAAAACGCGCTCCTCGTCCCACTCACGCAACGAGGCGACGTGGTACACGTACTCACGGCCGGTGTCTTGTCCCGTCAGTGTAACTACCCACCGCATCGGCGGTTCCTCCTTGTCACATGGGTCGGGCGGACACCCCGCGTTGGAGTGCCCGCCCGATGTTCCCTAGTTGCCGCGAACGTCAGTTGCTGACGACCGGCTTGACGCCCTCCGGCTTGGCGACGATCGGCTCACCGCCGCCGAACGGCTTGACCACCACACCGGTCGTGGTGGCGTCCTTGCCGGAACCGGTCTTGATCTCACCGACCGCGATGCCCGTGGTACCACCAGAGGTCGTGACGGCGGTGTTCTTCTTGATCAGCGACATTGTGGCTGCTCCTCGCTGCCCTCAGCGCCGGAGCGGGGTGCCCCGGCTGTGATTCTATCGTAGCACTGGCTTGCTCTGCAGACAAGTACCGAACTCGGCACGCGAGCCAGTGGCGTCAGTCACACAACCAGGGTACTTGCGTTAGCAGCAAGTTCGTGGTTTAATAGAATTAGTCGGGCGGGAAAGTCGCCCCAAGCGCGGAGGTTAAGCGCATGTCGCACATTCACGTGGTCGCCAACGTCCCGGGTTTCCTGCCCGAGAGCGACATCTACTGCGTCGACTCGATGGACGACGCGGCGAGCGCCGTCAAGGAGGAGCTGCAGAAGCTCGGGCTCGACACTCAGGAGGGTTGCGACCGCGACGGCTGCAACATCTGCGGGTGGTGCCGCAAGGGCAACGCGATTCTGGCCACGGCGCAGGCCGACACGACGAGCCGTCTCGTTCGGCTGGAGCTGGCGATGTTCGGCGTGTCGGCCTGGAACGTCGAGGTTCCGTGTTCTCCCGGGTACGTGATCGAGGCGGTCAACGCCGAGGGTTCGCGCGCCAAGTGCGAGCACAACGCGGACAAGGTGCGCGCCTGATGGCCCAGCAGCAGCAGCAACAGCCCAAGCCGCAAGGCGGGCAGACCCAGGAACAGAAGGACAACGACGAGGCACAGGAGACCGAGGTCATCCACGCGACAGTTCGCAAGGACGTTGCCGACACCTGGTGGCCGCGAGACGCCTGACCTTCAACCCCCCGCAATAACGTTATTGCGGGGGGTTCGTCGTGTCGGCTGCGTCTGGACACGCGTGCGCCCCCCGCCCGAGTGGACGAGGGGCGCGACGTTAGAGGACGTCGCCTTCAACGAAGACGATGATACCCCAGTACGCGAGGAAGACCACGACGCCAACGGCAACTGCCGCGCCGGTCTCCTGGTCGAAGAAACCAGCCGCCACGAGCCCAGCGATCAAGCCGAGCACCAGCGACACCATGACGTGTGCGAACCACTCCACGGTCACGCTCCTTGTCTCGGGGACGGTCGCCCCCACGTACCCCATTCAATCATGCCCTTGCTCCAGGCGCAAGCCCGCTGGCCAGCGGTCACGGACGGCTCTCCCGCGACCTCTCGTGCGGCGGCTGGGCCAGAGTACCGGGGGCGGTGGCGTACGTCCAGGGAGACACAGCGGAGCCCCCGCCCGGCGTGGCTCGCGGCCAGCAGGTGCGGGGGCTCCGGGGGGCGGTCAGCGCTCTACGACGTCCTTTGAGCCGTCGAGGTGCCATAGGTTGACTGAGTACCCCCGTCGCCGTAGTTCTGCCGTGACGTCGTGTGCCACGACCGGCGCGCGGTGGCGACCACCCGCGCACCCGATGGCGACCACAACGTCACCGCCGCTCGGTCCGCCCGTGTACGCGGCAGCCGCTTTGACGATGGCCATTGTCAGCGACGGGATTCCGGCTGTGTCCCGAACCGCACGACGAACTCGCGCGTCGCTGGCGTCCAGGTAACGCAGCTCGGGCGTGACGTGCGGGTCGCGGAAGTGGCGCCGCAGGTCGAACTTGAGGTGCGGCTCGACCCCAGATTCCGCCAGCGTGCTATGCAGGAACCCGAACGACACGACATTGATCGACTTAACCATGATCAGAACCTCGTCAGCGTCGACGGGTGCGTGAACCACATGTCGGTACGCTTGGTACCGTACCCGTTGTCGAAATGGGCGTGGTACCCCCACCCGGCGTTGCGGAACTCGTTCATCAGCAGGTCCCACACCAGCGCCGATGCCTCGTCGGCCGACCCCTTGAGAACGATCTTAACGTACTCCCGGTTGAAGCCGATCTCGACGTCTTCCGGGTCGATGCCGGTGCCCTCGAACTTGACCAGCACTCGCCTGATGACGGGCGTGGCGTCGGCCACCGTAACCATCTGCCTGTTCACGTGGCTCCTCCTTGTTGTTGTGAGAACTCTATTAAATCACACGCTTGCTCCAGGCGCAACCCAGTTTTATGTGGCGCAGACCACGTCGGCAGAACTTGCGCGACAGGCAAGGCGTGTGTTAAGATGGAATCAGAACGGCGAGAACTAACTCAACAGAGGAGATACGTCGTGGTCTACAAGCCTGGCACCGAGGTGACCCACGTTCAGACCGGTACCCCGGGTATCGTTCAGGAGGACGGCCAGACCGTGAGCTGGGAGCCCAACGTTCACGGTGGGTACATCAGCAGGCCGGAACCCCAGGAGGTTCACCCCAACGACTGCACCGGTTGCGGCACCTGCGCCGCTGTCTGATAACGCAAAGCCCCCGCTGGGGTGACCAGCGGGGGCTTTGGCGTGTTCGGTTTCACGTGAAACTACGTGAGGTGGATCAGGTCCTCGAACACGTGGTCGGTGTTGCCGACCCGTTCCAGCAGCGGCACGAACGACTCCTTGTACAGCGGTTCCCAGTCGATGGAGTTGGCTGCGTCCTCGCCGAGGTGCCTGCGCACCGCCAGCTTAGTTTCCTCCACCAGGTTGCCGTGTGGGTTCTGCGAACCCTCGTGGACCATGCGCCACGCCTGGTCGGCGCTCACGCCGGACGCGATGAGCCGATCCTTGATCGACGCTGACAACGTGACCTGAGCCGCACTGCGAGCCGTCTCCATCATCCGCCCTACGTTGACCACGAGATCGCGCCAGAGGGCGGTGGCGTCGATCAGGGCGAAGTGTGTCAGGTGACACACCAGCGGCAGCGCCACGCGCTCCACGCTGCTGTGGCTAATGTCGCGCTCGTGGTGCAGCGCGACTCCCTCCAGCACCGGCATGACCTGCGCCCGGATCAGCGTCGCCAGACCGCACAGCCGTTCCGAAGCAATCGGGTTCCGCTTGTGCGGCATCGCCGACGACCCGCGCTGTCCGGGCGTGAAGCCCTCGGCCACCTCGCCGACCTCCGACCGCTGGCACAGCCGCACCTCAAGCGCCATCTCCTCCAGGGCGGTGGCGATCTGCGCGCACGCCCACACGAAGTCGGCGTAACCCGCCCGAGGCACGACCTGCGTGGTCACGGGCATTCGGGTGAGGTCGAGCCGCTGGAGAAACGCGGACTCCTGATCAACCGTCACTCGCTTGTAGTCGCCGACCGGGCCACTGAGCTTGCCGACCGACGCGCCGTCGCGCGCCCCCAGCAGCCGCAACCGAGCCCGCTGCAGGTTGGTTGCGAAACCGGCCACGCGGTAACCCCACGTGGACAGCTCGGCGTGCTGGCCGTGCGTTCGCGCCACCCGCACCGTGTCCTTGTGCTTAAGCGCGTGCTTAGCCAACGTGGTCACCAGCGTGCCCAACTGGCTGTCGAGCGCCCAAAACGACTGCTCGAAGCGCAGGCCGATGGCTGTATCCACCAGGTCGCTTGACGTCATGTTCCGGTGGACCCACCGGCCAGCCTCGTCCGACAGGTTCCGGCGCCACGCCTGCAGGAACGCGACCACATCGTGCCGGGTCGTCTCCTCCTCGCGCAGAACCTCGGTCCACGACGGGTACCGGCTGCTGTCTTCCAGTTCGGCCACGACGCTTTCAGGCGCACCCTGCGCCCATGCGGCAGCCGCTTCGACGTTAGCCCAGACCACGATCTTGCCCTCATCGGACCAGATCCGGTGCATAGCGTCGGTCCTGTACCGATCGATCAAAATCCCCACCTCCTTGATGTGGTGTGCACGCGACGCGTGCGAGTCCATTGTACCACAGTGCTTGCGCAGGACGCAAGCTACACGTGGTCGTTGACCGGGTTGTTGTGGAAGCACGCGAGCAGCGTGCAGTTGATCGTTGCGATGACATTTCGGGTGTCGGTTTCCAGGTCGTATGTCGCGACCAAGCCGGGACCCAACGCCTCGGTTACCAGCACGATGCCGTCAACTGTGTCGACCCAATCGCCTTCTCCGCAGCAGGGTGTCATATGCCCTCACCTCCCAAACCCAGCGTACCGCGAATTTGTCTCTCGCACAAGGTTGCACAGGGGCGGCGGGGGGTGGCGCGTGCCAGCGCGACGCACAACCGTTATCAAACCGTAATCCGTCAAAGTACGCCCCAACTTGCTAGATGCGCAAGGGTCATGATATAATTTTATTAGAGGTTGAGGGAAAAACCCGAAGCCCAGGACTGAGGAGCAGAGATCATGAGGAAGTCCCCGAAGACTGGCGACCGGATGAAGTTCACCGCGCTGGCTGGCGGCCGTCAGGTCACGGTCACGAAGATCACCCACGGCGGTTCCCGCGTCCACTACACCGACGACGAGACTGGCCAGGCCGGTCACGCCCGACCGATCGAGCTTCTCCCCGCCGACTGGCAGCCCCTGGGCCGCTGATCCCAAGCACACACGAGCCCCCGCCCAGAACTTCGGGCGGGGGCTCAGTGCTGCGGCGGTTACAGGCCGGTGGAGCCGAACCCGTTCGAGCCGCGTTCCTTGTTGGGGACCTTGCCCCAGGCCGCGACGAACCGCGTTCCAGGCGCCTCGTGCAAGATGAGCTGCGCCAGCCGCTGGCCAGCCTCTACCCGCACATCCTCGTCGTTGGCCGACTGGATGGGGGCGAACAGCTCGCCCGTGTAGCCCGCGTCAATGACACCCACAGTCGGTGCAACCATCAGACTGTGCTTGCTCAGCGTCGAGCTGCGGCCGGTGATCTGCGCCCACATGCCGGGGGGGATGTCCACCGCCACGCCCACGCTGACCATGCCCTTACCGAGCGCCGGAATGACCACGTCCTCAGCGGCGTACAGGTCGAAACCGGCGTCGTCGACGTAGCCCTTCGTGGGGAGCTTGGCGTTGGGGTGCATGCGCTCGAACACGAGCGTATCCAGCTCGTTCGCCTCGGCCAGTACGTACATCCGGTCACGCAGCCAGTCCAGGCCGATCGCGATGTCGGCGTCGTCCATCTCGACGATCTCCACGTTGGGGTCGTTGGCCCAGCCCGCGACGACCCACGAGGTGTCGCCGAGGTCGGTCACCACGAGCACCGGCTTGCGGTTCAGCCGCATGAACTCGATCTCGGCCGGGACCCCAACCGTGCACGCGGTCGAGGGCAGGAACGCCACCGCCCCCGTGGCCGCTCGCATTGCAGCCTCGTTGATGGTGCTGATGCCGCCGTGCGGCACCTTGGCCACGGCCTGGAACGCGGCGGCAGGGCTGTACACGGTCCACCCCATGGCGGCCATCTGCCCCTCGGTGCTCAGCACCAGGCTGGTGTCCGCGTTGCCGAAGTCGATCGGCTGCGCTTCGTAGATCAGCGTCTTGTTCACGCTGGTTTCCTCCTTGTGTGTTGTCGCACTGCGGTTGCTGGCCTACGGCCAGCGGTTGTGCTGGCGGATGTACTGCGCCATGGTGGCGTAGACCCCGAGGTCGTGCCAGGTGTCCGTGCTCGGAAGCCGACCCTTGAGCATGGCGTCGAGCACGCGTTCGAGCTTGCCCTTGGCGTAGATCATGCAGCCGATTTCCAGCGCCTCGGCGTCTTCGATTCGGTCGCGCCCCTGCGCCCGAGCGAACATCCGGCCCATCTCGGCCAGACTGTTCGAACCGTACTCAGCGGCCTTGCGCTGGATGGTCGGCGCGGCGTCGTCCACCTGCGCCACCCACCACGCGTGGAACCCCTCGCGCTGGCTGTCCAGCTCACGCACCTGCTCGATGACGTCGGCCATGGGGACGTCCGCCCACTCGACCAGCCGGTCGAAGGTCTCCCACTTGTCCGGGTGGTCGGCGCGGACGTGCTCCGGGATACGCGTCTTGAGGTAGGCGTTCCCGCAGTACGGGCAGTCAGCCGAACCCGAGTGCTGAGCCGGGCGTCCGGAATGCGTGGCCGGAACGCCGTTGGTTGTCGTCATGTCGATCACTCCAGGAAAAGCCCGGTAACCGGACTGGTGCCGATGAAGCCGATGTCCGCGCGGGTCTCCTTGCGGACCTGGTGCAGGAACGTGCCCACGGGCTCACGAACCTCGTCGCTCAGCTCCCACCACTCGCCGTTGAGGCTGGACAGGTGGGGGAACATGGTGTCCACCATGGTCAGGCCGAGCCGAACGACGGGCGAGCCGCCGTTGGCCGACACGGCGTTGCGAACCAGCTCGCCGTCCCACTCGCCCACGCGGCGAACCTTGTTGGTCACGGTGGTGCGCTCGACCGGCAGCTTGAGGGCCTGCCATGTGGTCTCGCCCTTGAGCGGTCCGCTGTTCCCCGCGACCCGGATCGGCCGGACGCGGGTGGCGAGCCACACCTCGAACGAGCCGACGTTGGGCGACCACGGCGACAGACCGGCCATGGCCAGGAAGTCCACGGCGCGGCAGTCGCTGCTCGTGCACTGCGGGTATAGCCCCGCGTGAAGCCCGAGCCCGTACCCCTGCGTTCCCTCGATGACGACCGTGTACCCCTGGTTCAGGTACCCGTTCAGAACCTGCCAGGTGTCAGGCATGAAGTGCGACAGGTCGCCCCAGTCGCTGGTCACGTCGCCGAACACCCTGGCCGTGCGCCAGATCCGGTCGGACCTGCTGGCGCCGATACCCTTGGCCGTCGAACCGAGGCGGGCGGTGAGGCTGCTGTTCTGCTCGGCCTCGATGTGGTGCGGTTCCAGAACCGTGGCCTGTGTGTCCACGACGAGGCGGTTGGAAACCTCGTACCCCGCGTTGTTCAGCGCGATGATTTCGTCACGCAGAACGTCGAGGTCCACCTCGGACCCAGCCGCCACGACCAGCTCGGCCTGACGGTTGCTGACCGCCGCGACCGGAACCGCGCGGAGCTTCCAGGGGTGGCCGATCCACTCGGAGTCGAACATGTGGTCGTCGGCGTACTTGCAGTTGGCCGGGCAGACACCGTACACGGTGTGGCCCGCATTCGGTCCTGCGACCCGCACAACCACGACCTTGTTCCCCGCTCGCGCCGGTCGCGTCAGATGGTCAACGACGGCGCCCTTGCCTTCGCTGCCGAACTGTGCGCCGCTCACGACGATGAGCTTGCCATTACTGTTCACTGGCGGTCCTCCTTGTTCTCCAGTCATACCATGATACCACACGACTTGTCGGCGCCGCAAGTCCCGGGCACAGGTGAGGGGCGCAGCCCGGGTTTCCCCAGAACTGCGCCCCTCGGCCGGTCAGAGTCGGATCAGGTCGGCCATGTCCGCCTCGTCTTCCGGGGTGACCGGAGACACGACGATCGCGGCCAGGTGCTCGCTGTTGACCGCGATGTATTCGCCGTCGATCTTGGCGACGAAACCGTCGTGGTCGATCATCAGCCGCATGCCGCCCTGCGCCAGAACGGCCAGGTTGTCCGGGTGCGTGTCGAACACCTCGCCCAGGACGTTGAGCCCGTCCGAGAACTTGTAGCCGACCTGCACGCGGACTCGCTCGTCCGACGCCTCGATGTTCTTGTTGTACGCGACGATAAGTTCGTACATGTCCTCGTCGCGAGCCGCCTCGACAGCCATGACGTTGAGCAGCTCCATGGGCGTCTCCTCCTTGTGTGCCCTTGCCTACTGCCCATTGTATCATGGCACTTGCCCCTTACGCAACTACGAGTGTTCGTCCAACCGGAGCACCTCGATCGACTCGACGTTCCTCGTGTTGAGAACCGCTGCCGAGTCGTCCATGTGGACCGTAATGGTCCGGTTGCGTTCGAGGAGCAGTTGCGCCCCGGTCAGCAAGAGGTCGAAGTTGTGGGGGCTCGTCTGGAACTCAACGCCCCAGACCGTGCGACCGGACACGAGCAGGTAGACGGCACGAAGCTCGATGAGATCGGCGCCAGCCTGCTCGTGATTCTTGGTGAACTGCTCCAGCACCGCGTCCAGCTTGCGGTTGTCGGGCGCTGCGTGCTGCATTGCTTGAACCAGGTCCATGGGCGGTGGCGCTCCTTGCGCAGTGGGGGCTTATCGCGGAACGACTTCTGTCGACCCTCCGTGACCGTGGATACGGACCACATGGTCCAGGCTATCATATATCACGGTTGACGGGGTACCCGATAGCCACCGGAGAACCGTAGTTCCGTCTTCGAACTCCGCGATTTCCGCCACCCGCCCTGTGCCGCTTACACCGGTCGGGTCGTCGTATCTGACGAGGTCGTACCACCGAGATGGCGTTGACGTCGCGTGCTGGAGGTTGTTGCCCAGAATCCTCCGGACGTCGGCCATCTTGTCAGCATCGGTTCCCTCGCCGAACATGACCTCTTTGAGCTTACGCCAGCCGTTCCGGCACTCACGCAGTTCGTGCGAAATCCGGTTGCGGTCTTGGCGCAGGTTATGCAGCGTTCGCCGCTCGGACATGGCTTAATACCCCCTTCCTCGTTTGATGATTCGGATGACGTGGTACTCGCCGAGGGTTTCGGCGTCTTTGGCGTGGCCGCCGTGACCGTAGCTGGCCCACTCGGTCAGCGGTCGTTTCGGCGGCTTGAATCCGGGTTGACGCAGGATGACCTTGTGCTCGCGGGGGCGGTGACCCACGCAAGCCACCTTAGCGCGTCGGCAGACGTGGCGCATGGCGCCGATTAGCTGCGAGGTCAAAAACTCCGACCCCTGCTGCTGAGCCATCAGCGCACCCCGAAGAGCGAACCGTTCGTAGACCACGAGCCGCAAGTCATGGTTAGCGATTCGGTCGATGAGGGTGTCAACCATGGCATCCGGGTTGGTCTCGTACGACCGGATGCAGACCGGCCCGTGCCACCAGGCCACCCCGACATGCACGTCGCCTGGGTCCACGCTAACCCAGTAACTGGGAAGCTCCGACCACAGGCGAGTCATTAGCCCGGTTTGCTGATTAGTCAGCGTCAGCGCCACCATCGGGGGCGACCTCCTTGACCTGCACACCAAAGCCGATCGGGGGCTTTGGCGGGGTCTCCACGCCGGGAGCCGTCAGCAGGCGCGTTGCCAGAGCTTCGGCCTCCTTCATGACCTCGGGAATGTCGCCCTTGATCCGCACCTCGACACTTCTGTCCCCGTTTACCACAGTGATTCGCATACGTCCATTATATCACACACCTTGCCACTTTGACAAGTGTTGAGGCATGACTAAGCCCCCGGGTCGGGTGTGACGCCGGGGGCTTAGGTCGATCAGCATACGAAGCGACGAACCGGAATGCCCGCTTCCTCAGCCAGCTTGGCGCAGTGCGTTGCGCCAGGCGATTCGTTGCGGATGAACGCCAAGCATTCATCAGCGCCGCGAGCCACCATCACCGCGTTGCGCTCGGGACCCGCTCGCTTGCCCCGTCGTTCCCAGTCGGCGGGGTACGGGTCCACAGACACCGCCACCCCCCGCCGCGCGGCCCTCCGAATCCATGCGAACGTTAGGTCATCGGCACCCGTGGGACACGCGCCGTGAACCAGCACGAGCTTACGGCCGGACGCTTCGGCGCGGTCTGCCGCCGTGTCAAGGACATTGCACAGCCGTTCGACGTCGCACCATTTCCGGCTGCCGGTTACCAGGATGCGGTATTCGGTCAGTCGTGACCACGTCGGCGCGCTTTGCAGGAACCGATATTTGTCCTCGGTCGTGTGACCGTCCCACCTGACACGAGGATCGGTCAGATCGACGTGCGGCACGGCCTTGAACAGCTCCAGATCCCGGGGGCTGATGTGCCAGGTCCACACACGGCCACCGAACGGCAGACCCAGCAGCCACCAGCCGTCGAAGTCCTCAGCGGGGGCAATGGCGGCTCCAGGCTCAACCGCCTTGGCCAGCAGCGCCAGCAGGTGCGCCCGTTCCCGGTAGACCGGGCCGACGAGTGCTTCGATCTCGTCAGCCTCCATAACCTGCCCCCGTGGCCACGTCGAACAGGTCGCGGACCCACCTCGCGTCACCCAGCGCAGAGTGGCGCGCGTCGCCCTGCGGAGGCTCGACATTCATCATGCGCGAGATCTCCTCGGACTTCCACGGCAGGTTGACCGGGACGCCGTGCGCCAGCAGCGCGCCAGCGGCCAGATCGATCACGTCGACGACCCGGTAGTGCCACGGCACACGCGGCGGTCGGCCCAGCAGCTTACGCGTGAACGTAGCGTCGAACGAGGGGTTTGAACCCACGAGCGTGGCGTCCTTGAGCAGCCCGCCGACCTGGTACCGCAGAGCGTCCAAGCCGATCGGCTCGGCACGGTCGTCGGCGCCCACGATGGCGCACTTAGCTGTACCCGGGACGACGAAACGGTCATGGAATCGGCCGATTTCCAACGCCTTGTGGTCTGCCAATACCATGTCCGGCCGGATCTGGTAGACGGCCTCGACATCAGTGGTACGGTCGCCGTCCATCACTCGCTTGATGATGGCCAGTTCCCAGATCTCGTGCGTGTCCGGATTCAGACCGGTAGTTTCGGTGTCGATGAACACGACAGCCACTTAACTTCTCCTCACGTTGCGGGGGCGCGCTCGGTGTGAGCGCGCCCCCGGGTTGATGTTACTGCGGACGGCGCGGGTACCAGCCGTCCTCACGGTCGGCCCATTCGAGCCGCGCCTTGCGGATCTCGTCGTTGGCCCACAAGCCGCACAACAGCCGGACGGCAGCCGCGTCGGTCAGGTAGCCGTCGCCCAACGCCGCGCCCAGCTTGTTTGCGACGACCGGCCGAACGTTCGGTGCGATCAGCTCCCAGAACGCGACCTTCACGCGGGTGCGCTCGGGCTTCGGCAACGCCTCGTGCTCCATGGCGTCAGTCCTTCTCGTCCCACTTGTCGGGGGCGATCTTGAAGTCCATGACGCGGCCTCGCACGCCGAAATACTTCTTGAACACCTCGTTGCCGATGTCGCTGACGAGCTGGGCTTCCTTGGCGCCTTCCGGAGTGTCGTCATGCTCGGTCACCAGCGAGTCGTGGATCTGGAGGAGCAGGCAGCCGGGAATCCGGCGCTCGATCTCCAGCATCCAGTAAATCATGGCTCGCGCGAGGTTGCCCTGAATGACCTGGTTAACGGCGCTGGTTGACCGCTCCTCCGGAGCGTACCAGCGGCGCCAGCCGTCGAGCATCTTGAGGTAGCCGCAGCCTCCCATCCAGCGGGTCACGCGCTGTTCGGCCTGGTCGGCGAACTGCTTGAACTCGGGGTAGGTCTTGAAGAATCGGTCCTTGGCCTCCGCCACCGCCTGCCGCGAGAACTTCATGCCGCTGGCTGCCTCGACCTGCGTGTGAATCGCCGTCACGCCTCCGCCGTACAGAATGCCGAACGTGGCACGCTTGGCCGCGTTGCGCAGGTCTTTGAAATGCGGGTGCGACTTGTCCACGCCGAACAGTGCCTCGGTGTTCATGGCGTGCGTGTCAGCGCCAGCGTCGAGGGCGTCCCACAGGCGGGTACTGTTGGCGATGACCGTGACGACCCGGATTTCTCCGGCCGCGAGGTCGTGTTCGTACTGGATGCGGCGAACCGGCGTAACCTCGCGCCGTCCGTCGTGCCGGACGACCTCGGTTCCGGCCGGAACCTGGCCGATCAGTCGCCGCACCGGGGTGGCGCCTTCCGGGATCAGGTGGCCGTGCGGGATCGCCTGCGCCTGCCAGCGACCCACGGCCAGCCGCCCCGACTTGGTGCCGCCCTCGGCGGAACCGGCTCGCTCCTTGTCGTTCTTGCACTGCTTGAACGAGGTGCGGATGCGTCCGTCGCGCCCGGTTCGGGCAGCCCACCCCACGTACCACTTCGAGATGCCGTTACGGCGCTTGGTCCACGTCAGGTACTCAGCCGCCCACGGGTGGCCCTCGGGTACCAGCCGGTCGCGCACCTCGGCCAGGTCCAGCTTGGGGTCCTTGAGCTTTTCGGTGCGGGCGGTCGGCTCCAGACCCAGGCCGTTCTTGCCGCCGCACTCGGGGCAGGCGGGCTTGCAGAACGCCGGGTAGACCTTGTCGCCGTGCTGCCGGACGCCAGCCCGCGAGCAGCGCGGGCCAAAGAAGAACCGTTTACCCTGACTGACCTTGGACGGGTCGAACGGCATCGTCGCAGCCAGCTCGCGGTTCAGCTCACGCAGCCGCTCGCCCTCAGCCCACGACTCGTCACGGGCGTACGCCACCCCCCGCCGCTCCATGCGGTAAAGCGTGGTCCGCAGGTCCATCTCGGCCTGGTGAAGCTGCCAGAACCGGGGCAGGCCGGTGCCCGCCTCGGCGCACTCAAGCTGGTACTCGTACAGCCGGTGGCCCAGCGCGGTGTCAGCCGCCGCGTACCGGCCGATCGAGCCGCACCAGGGCAGCAGGTCGTACCGCTTGGTCAGACCGGTGCCCTGCTTGCTAAGCTCGGCCTTAAGCTCCGCCTCCTCTTCGGTCGCGTCCTCGCCCCACAGGCGTCGGGCGGTCGGCTTGAGAGCAGCGGGCTGCAGCGGGTCGATGAGCTGCTTCTGGGTGACCATGGTGCACCAGATGCTGCGCCGGTTGTTGGCCGGGTTCGCCAGCGGTTCGAGCGTCGGCTCCATCATGTGGAGCCGCTGCGGCTGACCAGGAACCCACATACCGGGTTCGCTGTCCGGGTCCCACGCGTAGTCGCCGTCACGGACCGACGGGTCGCCACCCGCCCCCGCACGCAAGCCACTGCGGAAGGTGTGCATATCGTGGACGCTGTTGTGGAAGCCGAGGAAGTCGCGGCGGTCGATCCACGCGATGAGCTTGGCGTACTCGGTCGCGGGGAGGTTCGGCGCGGCGTCGGCCAGCGTCACCTTGCGTCCGAGCACCTCGCTGGACTTGGCCAGCATCTTGGCCTGAAACGTCTTGTCGATCGGCGTGAAGGTGCAGACACCGGTTTCGGGGTCCTTCACGGGCGTTCCCGGCTTGCCGATCAGCGGACCCTGATCGAACGGCCACGCGTAGTCAACGCGGTCGCCGGGGGTGCCGTCCGGGTTGGGCTGGCGGAAGCTGACCGACACAACGCTCACGCGCGCCTCGGGCTGTGCCGCTCGGGAACCTGCGGGAATCGGGTCTCCGTCCGAGTAGAGACCGGAGCCCTCGGTGTCGACGTAAACCATCCAGCCGGGCGGAAGTTCCGGCAGCTCGACGTCACCCACGCGGGTGGTGGACGGGTTGTGTTCGGCCCTGATCAGCGGGCCAAAGTTCTCGACGACATCTGGCAAACTCCTGGTCTGCCTGCGGTCCGTGTTGTCGTTGATGAGGCTCATCCACGGCACAACGCCGTCAACGTCAACATCGGTTGCGCGCCAGACGCTTCCTTCTGCGTCCCGATAAACAGCGCTGAGGTCGTAGCGTACGCCATCGTAGGTGTACGTTCCTTCCACGGTGATCCTCCTTGTCTGCCGAGACCTACCGGCTCGGCCTGTGTCCGTCTATTGTACCATGCAAGTTGTCCCGGACGCAAGTATTCAGACAGTTTTGAGCCCCCGCAGCCAGGGGGTTAGCTGCGGGGGCTCGGGCAACAAGGAGGTGACCTCATCGCGGTGCGACATGTCTATTGTACCATGGCTACGCCGCGTGAAACAAGTCACTCCTCGTAACCGGTCTAGTCGAGCGTCCGATGGATGATCAGCACGTCGCCGTCGCCCATGTCGGCCAGCAGACGCAGGAGCTTGGCCGCCGCGTCCAGATCCTCGGACTCGTTGAAGCTGTGGTCAGCTTCACCGAACACCATGCCCGCAACGGTCAGGCTGTTGTCGTCGTCGAGTTCGCCCCCGTCAACGATCTCGTGGATGTTGATGTAGCTCACGTCAGTGGCCCACCTTCCGAATTACGATGACATCGAAGTCGTCCATGGTCATGACCAGTCGAACGATCTCGGCCAGGGCATCGGCGTCGCGGTCGACGAACTTGTGCGACGGATTGCACGCCTCGATCGGCTCTTCCTGCGTCATGCCGTAGGCGTCGCCGCCCGTGTAAACTTCGATGTCGGACACCTCGCTGAGGCTGTCCACGGTCACACCTCCTGGTCGCGGCGCCAAGCGCGCTTTTCCCTGCTGCGCAGAACACGAGACAGGAGGCGTCGGTTGGACTTCGCGTTGAGAGGCTCGTGACCCCAGCAACACCAGTTGCTGACGCCGCGTCGCCCACGGTTGCGGTTGGATCGAAGCACCGGCTCACCTCCTGTCGTCGTGCGCTCCGTCCAGTTTATCACAGGACTTGCGCCGGAGTCAAGCCCCTACGGCCGGACGACCCTCGTGTAACAGCGGCAGCGGGGATGAGCGGGCGGCTGACCGGGTACGCCTTGGAAGTCGGCACGCTCGGAGGTGAACGCCTTGGTTGACGCGATGGTTGTGCCCCCGAGTGGGTCACAGATCGGACACACGCGGCCGTCGCCCACCGTGACCCACTCAAGCTCGTACTGGAACAGGTTGGCGTACCAGCGACGGCCACGGTTGTAGGCGTCGATAAGCTTGGTACGGACGAGCTGGTTTGCTGCTCGGTTGAGGTCCGTTACGACCGCGAGGATTCCGCGCGTGTCTGCGGACGCCACCGCCCCCGCTTGGCTGGTCAACGCGCGGACGTCGCGGCTGATGTTCATGTCAGCGGTGAGACGGTCGACGGTCGCGTCGTCAGCGTGTGGGTTGAAGTGGGCAGCCGCCGCTTGCGCCTCGCCCTCCGGCGTCTGGGGTGGGGGTGCCTCGATCACGGCGTCGTCAACGCCCAGGTTGACCGCCCGGCGTGAGCCGTTGACGATCGCTTCGATAATGGGGGCGTTGACCAGGCGCAGACGGCTGACAACCGAGGCGTTTCGACGCGTGATTTCCATGGGGGTGACTGCTTGGCGGTCGGCCTCTCGGCGAGCTGAGGCGAACGCGCGGTCAACGGCGAGCTGGGTGGTCCCTTCCAGCTCGGTTATGGGGGAACCGGATTCCGGTTGAGTGAGGTGAACCACGTTAGACCATGGCCATTTCGTCGTCAGGCCACTCACCCTCGTGGTTCATCGCGCCGGGCGGGGTGGCGCCGTCGAGCCAGCCCTGAATCTGGTTGATCAGATCGGTGTGGACCTGGACCGTGTTGCGCGCCAGTTCGGCGACGTTATTGCGGCGGGTAGCGGGATCGCTGGCAGCGAGATACGCGCGGGCAAGCCGGGCGCCTTCCTCAAGGTGAGCCATAGTTCCGGTCAGGAACTCGTGATCCATGGGGGTCATGTCGGCCACGGGGTCCTCCAAACACGTCGAAGCCCCCGCGCGGAAATGGCGGGGGCTCCAGCGTATCACGAGGCGGTGCCGGTCGTCACGACCTCTGACTCGGCCGAACGTGGGGGGCGAACTCGGCAATGTGCCGAGTCATGTGGCTTGCCCGCCACCGCTGCGCCTTGGCGCGGTTGTCCACGATGAAGATCCTGCCACTGTCGGTCTGCGTGCGGACGAGGCGACCGATGCCCTGGGTGAGCACGGTCAGCATACCGTCGAAGTAGCACTGCTTGCCGTGAATTCGTTCTATGGCCTTCCACTCCAGCGTCGGCACGGCGTACGGCAGCTTCCAGATGATGACCTGCCGCAGGGCGTTGCCCGGGATGTCAAGACCGGTGAACAGCGAGCGGACGCCGATCAACACCGCGTTGCCGTCCGCGCGGAAGTCCTGCACGTCCTGCTTGAGGCTGGCCGGGTCGTCCTTGCTTTGGATGTAGACGCGGTCGGCGATCTGCGGGTCGAGCTTCGAGACTAGCAGCGGCACGACGGTTTCGACATCCGACCACGACGTGAACAGCACCAGGGTGCCGCCGTTCGTGGAGTTAATCGCCTGCGCAACCTGGGTGACGCGAGGCATGAAGTGCGCACGGTCCTTGGGGCTGTGCGGGCTGATGGCCAGCGTCGACTTGGAGTAGTCGAACGGATGACCGACGTTCTCGACCGTAGCCTTGAACCCGAGACGCCGGGGGGTGGTGTTCGGGATAGTGCCCGACACCAGCACGGACGACTGCTTGCCCAGAATCTGACTGAACACGGGCGCGGCGTTGACGCATCGGCGCTTGAGGGTCGGCTGAGGGTCGTCGTGCGGGTTGGTGTAGCTGTCCAGCTCGATGATCGAGATGAAGTCGTCATCCTCGGCCACGAAGTCCACGAGGCGACGCAACCGCGCTTCCTCGCGCCGGTACGACTTGGCGAGGTCGGGCTCGACACCAGCGGCGTCGGCCATTCGCGCCAGCTCGTCGGCCTCCTCCTTGGCCTGCGCGGCGAGTTCCATCAGCTCGACGTCGCGATTGAGCAGGGCCTCGGTCTGACCCACCTTGAGCATGCGGGCGGTGGCGCGCTCGACCCAGTCACGCAGACCGGTCACGGCGTCGTAGACCTTGCTGCCCGACTTGATCTCGTCGCTGAGGCAGTCACGGCCGATGTCTTCCAGCTCGTGGCACTCGTCGACGAACACAGCACCAGCGTCCGGCAGCAGAGCCGCCGCACCGCCCGTGAACCCGCGAACGAGGTGGTCCCACACGAGCACGTGGCCGTTGGTGACGATGACGTCGGCGTCCTGCGCGCGACGCTTCGCCTCGTACGCACCGCAAACGTAGTCGCACGCGCACTCGGCGTCGGGGTCGGCGTTGTACGCGGGTCCGTGCTTGGGGCAGAACGAGTCGTCAACAGCCGACGATCGGTCGCAGTCGGGCGAACCAGGGCAGGCGTAGGTGTAGTCGAGACCAAGTTCGGCCCACTCCAGCGACCCCTTGAGGATCAGCGACCGGTACTCCTGCCGGGCGGTGCGCTCCGGCAGCCGCTCGAACGCACGAGCGTTGGCGCACAGGTAGCGGCTGCGCCCCTTGATGTGGACGAACTTGCCACCGGCCACGGCCTGGATGGTCGGCGCGTCCTTGTGAACGTACTGGTCAATCAGGCTGTTGTTGGGGCAGACCACGACCGTAGGCCGACCATTGAGCTGCGCGGCCTCCAGAGCGGTGGTCAGCAGGGCGTACGACTTACCCGTACCGGTGCCCGCCTGAACGAACTTGATGGAGCTGACGTCAACCGCTGCACGAGCGAAGTCAACCAGCTTCGTCTGCTGGGGACGAGGCGTCAGTTCGAGCTGAGCCATCGCCGCTTCGAAAACCATCGAAAACCTTCCCGTCGTTGCTTGCAGGGTTCTATTATATCATGCGGCTTGCGTATTGGTCAAGTACACCGACAGTTGAAAGCCCCCGGCGTCAGCCGGGGGCAAGCGTCACCAGAAGTACCGGAACGCGACAGTGAAGATGAGCACTAGCGCGGACCCGCCAGCGAGGCACCCGAAGAAGATTCCGACCATCGGTGGCCAAATATCGTCCCACCGGTCGGCCAGAGCACGCGCCACCGCCCCCGGTGCAGCCGCCGCACGGCGCAGGCACCGCAGTGGCCAGGCATACCCCGCGCCGGGCCGGGACGGGGCCACGGAGCGCCTAGAGCCCCTGTGCCGGGCACGAGTACCGGGGGCGGGCTCCCAGGCGCTCCCGTGGCCCTTCTCTGGCCTCTGCTGGGGAATTTCCTGGGTATCGCCGGGTGAGACTCGCTGGACGGGCTGCGTCTCGTCCTCAGGTCCGACCATCGTCATCACCCCCGGGGGGCATCAGCCGGTCGGGGACGGCGACCTTGAGAGGAGTCACGCGCGCCTCGAACACGGGCGAGTTGCCAACGACGATTTTCTGTCCGGCATCGTTGGTGACGTACGCGGTGTACCGGATCGTTCGAGGGTTGCCTGCTACGGTGATGATCTGCTCGACCGGCGTGTTCTCGGGTTCGATGTCGTTGGCTCGCATCCACTGCAGCAGGATTGAGCGTCGAGGGTCTTCGTGGAACTTGGTCAGGTCCCAGTGCGTGGGGCCGTATACCTCGATGTTCACTCCGGCCACCGCCCCGTTTCGATGAACTCCATCAGGCGCATGGTGTTCTTGCGAAGCTGGGCGTAGTTATCTGTTTCCGGCAGCGTGGCAGTCGGGTTATCGAAAGTTCCGGCCACGATCGGAGCTTCGTCGGTCTTGTCTACCAACGTCAGCAGAGCTGCGGCGTTCACGGCCAGCGCGCGCACTTGCTGGCGTTCGGCTGCCGTAGGTCGATTGTTAGGGGACACGGGTTACGATCTCCTCCAGTTCACACCCGAGCGCACGAAGCAGGAGCACCATATTGACCCCGTTCGGCGCCGACTTGTCGTTTTCCCACTTACTCACGTTGGTTGGCCTCGTGTCCAGCTTCGCAGCGAGCTGCTCCTGACTCAAGCCCAGTCTTTCACGCACCGACCTTAGTTTCCGGCCGGAGAACGTAAGCGCCATCGAGACCTCGTTTCTGTTGTGCCATAATCATCCTACCATGCCTAAGAGAGGGGGGTAACGGCGCCCGGGGTGCGCGGCTGAGCAACGCGCGCACGCGCGCACGCGCGCCCGCACGAGGTGTGTCGCACCCCTCCGGGGGCGTTACCCTCGTTACCCTTCTTATTAGAAATGTATGTGCTAATTGTTCCGTAGCCGGTCAGAGGGTATTACTATGCGGTAATTTGCGTCTCTCACAAGGTAACGATATAGGTAACGATGGGGGGTCTCGGAGCCGTTACCCCTGGGTTGACTGCGCCGTTACCCTCTTGCTCGTAGTAATCGTGTCGTCACTAACAACCTGCAACCTTGCAGGGGTAACGCAGGGGGTAACGGTCCCGGCCGTTACCCTTGTCCGTCACGCAAGTACCCCCTGCCGGATACGCGTGAGCCCCCGCACACCGAGCGGGCGGTGGCGGGGGCTCGTGGCGTGCGCGGCACGCGTCAGGTGTCGGCTGACACCTTGTCGATTGCTTCCCGGATGACCTCGTCGATTTCGTCAAGGGTGTGCTCGGCCTTGTCCATGATGAACACGGCCAACCCGCCCTCGATCGCGACGTACTTGGCTTTGCGGCCGTTGACGCGATCCACGTGCTTGGCCTTACCCGACGTGTCGATACCGTTGGCCTTGAGTTCTGCGCGAATCGCGTCCTCGGAACCAAGCTGCTTCTCTCGGGCCGACAAGCCGTTTCGACCGCGCCATTCGTCCGCCAGACGAGACGGCGAAACCCACACGGTTTGCGCCTTAACGTCCCAGTACGCGGCCTGGTGGCCGCTGGCGGATTCCGGCATCATCTTGTACCGCAGGTACCACGGAATGATCTCGCTGATGGCGTAGTTGACGTTCCCCTCGTCCTTCTGACCGGACACCCAGGCATCGACTCGCTCAACGTGCGACTCATCGCCCGTTACCGCCGCAAGGATTCGAGCGCCCATGCGGACGATAGCCATCTTGTCGCCGTGCCGACCGGACGACGTACGCAGCGACGCCAGGTTGCTCAACAGGGGGGCGTGGCGCATGACCATGCTGACCACCGTACCCGCCACCGCCGTCAAGCCGTCCGGCTTGCCGCCGAATCGGGCCAACATCGCCTGGATGTCGTCCCACTGCGGACGTTCCGGGTTCTTGAGCGACCGTCGTCCCTTCGGGCTCGTGACCTCCAGGTTGATGGCCCGATCGCGCATCGCCTTCTCGGACATCACAGACCCGAGGCCCTCGCCCGAAATCACCAGCGGGCACAGGAGCTGCACCGTTTCGGTTTCGCGCCGGTCGGTACCTTTCTTGCTGGTGTGACCTTCGGCCGTGAGCTGCCGGATGGTGTCCTGCAGGTCGGTGATCTCGGTCATGTCGTCGAGCCAGGTGACACCGTTACGGTGCCCGGCCAGCGCGTCGCGGAATGCGGGTGCGGTGTACCGGCCGTGCCCGTTCGTGTTGCCTGCCAGCGCCACCATCATCGCGAAGAAGCCCGTGGACTTGCCCGACTCCGAGGGTGCCTCGATCGACATGAACGGGAACTGCGACGCCTGGTACTGACCCTTGAGCAGAGCCATCACCCACCACGCGCCGAACACCGAGGTCGTAACCTCGTCCTGGTACGTCAGCACCTCGCGCAACACCTCGCGCGCCTCGTCTTCGGCCACGACGCCGTACCGGTACGGAGCCCATGAGGTGAGGATCGGGTCAGGCACCGAACCGTCGTGCGGCGACAGGCCGTGCGTGTCGATGTAGCCCTCGTGCGTGATGAACTGCCCCAGCTCGTTGTTCCAGCCGAGGTTGGTCACCGCGTTGGACGCCACCGCCTCTTGGTTGCGCAGGTACTTGGCCAGCCGCGACCGGTGCGGATACATGCCGAACTTGTCGTTCGGAGCGGGCAGAATCGTTGCCCCGAACGAGGTCAGCCAGCTCGACATCTTGGCGTCGGTGGAGAAGATGGCCGGGTCGAGCTGTTTGTTGGCGTGCGTGACGCCGTCAGCCGCCGTGTGGAGATCGACCGTGTAGACCATCGAGCCGTCTGATGCACGTGTGATCGACTTGACCGTGATGTCGAAGTCAGCCCACTCTCGCTTAACGAGCTGCCTGTCGTCGCCGGAACCCTGCTCGCACATGGTGTACAGTCGCTCGCCGTCGCCGACAAGCCAACCGTTATCCTGCACGCATTCCGGCGCTTTGGCGTGCTCCGCTCGCCAGATCGACTCGATCGTCTTCATGAAGTCACCTTCCGGGATCGAATCGTCGGACGCCCAGTTGTAATTCATCATCCGGGCGACGTAACGATCGTAGAATCTCTTCTCGGCTTTCGCCTCGAAGCCAGCGACCCGGGCAAGCCAGTTGTTCCCGCGACCTGGGTCGTCGGGAGGCAACATCAGCTCCTGCGCCAAGGTCGATCCGGAACCTGACTTGGGGGCGGTGGCGTCGGCCTGCGCAGCAGGCACCGGCCGGTGTTCCTTGCGCAACGCCTCGGGCGCATCGAACAGCTCGCCGTCGATCCACGCGTACACGTTGCCGTTTTTGTGAATGGACGGGGGCATGACTACGCCACCGCCGTCACCCCGGAAGTCGTAACCAAGCCCGTCGTCGTCGTGACCAGGCCAGCCGCGTTCGTCGTCCGGCCGGATGCGGAAATGCAGGTGCTTGCCGACAAATCCGGTCGCCTCGTCGCGACGGCCGGACGTAACCTTGAGAGCGCGGTCGAACACGTCGTCGCCGAGCTTCTCGCGCCACACCTGTTCGGCCTCAGGTTTGTCGATGTCCAGGACGACGCGCTTCGAGACCTGGCCGGTGGCCAGCCACAGGCCGTAGGTTCCGGTCTCGTAGGTGTTCGCGAGGTCTGGGTAGGTGGGGCGACCGGCCTTAATCCAGTCGAGCTGCCACCTAATGCCGAAATCAGTTCCCGGGTTCTTCCCGCCCTTTTTCAGCGGGAAAATGGTCAACCCCTGTTCGTGGTACTCACGCCAGACGTCGACCACCGTGTTGGTTGCCAGTGATGGCATGGTCACCTCCCTGTTGCTTCAACATGGCCGATACGCGCCGACCCCCTGCGCCGGTTTGGCGTCAGGGGGTCGGGAAGCGTGTCACAAGCAGGTCAGAACAGCGGGTCGTCCTTGGAACCGCCCTCGTTCGCGGCGGCGCTGTTCGGGTCGAGGATCTCGGGGTCCTCGGCGTCGAGCGGAAGGAGCTTGTCGATCTCGTTGCGGAGCTGCCCCTTCTTCGCGCCCGCCTGGATGGTGCCGGTGATGATGACGGCCTTGACGCGCCGCTTGACCAGGTCCTCGGTGTCGGTGTCGGCGGAAACGCCGAACGCCTTGAACGCCTCCTTGAGCTTCCAGAACGACTCGGGGCTGAGGCTGGTGTTCATCCAGAACCGCCGACCGGCGTGCTCCAGCTCCTCGCCGTCGTGGTCCTCCGGGATCTGGAACGTCCACTTCCAGTAGGTCCCCTTCGGACCCTCGGCGATCTCGACGTCCTCACGCAGTTCCAGGATGTAGACGCCGTCCGGGACGGGCTGGAAACCGTCCTCGGCCTTTTCGACCTTGTTGGCGGTCTCGGTGTTGAGCTTCGGCATGTGAGTTTTCTCCTCGTGTCTCTCTGCCTGCCCCCTGGAGCGGGGGCGATTCTATCGTACCACAGGTGTTGCGGCTGGCGCAAGTACCGGGAGTCAGCCCTTGGTCGCCGCGAGACGCTTCTCACGAGCGAGCTGGAACGGGTCCGTCGCCGCGTGGTCGCGCCAGTCGTTGTGCTCGGAGTTGACGTACTCCACGATGCGGTCGAACGTAGGGTTCGCCATCATGGTGGGGGTGGCGCCGTAACGGTCCTTACCTCGGAACTTGCCGACCGGGCGCGTGACGCCCGTGAACCGGCTGCGGTCGTCCTCGTCGCCGTCCACCTGATTGACGTACACGGCGATGTCCACGTACCCCATGAGGTCCGAAGCGAACGCCGGGGTCAGCGCCGGACGGTAGTACACGCCGTCGTTGTCCACGTCGCGCTTGGCGAGACAGACGAACGCGGTGTGACACGGCAGATCACGGAACCGACGCGAGATCCGGCGCACCATCTCGGTCATGCGGCCGTACTCGTCGCGGTCGGTGAAGAACTCGTCGTCCTCCATGCCGCTACGGGTTCGTTTGGTGTGCCGCTCGTCCACGATGGATTCGATCAGCTTCTTCTGGATCTCCGTCATCGAGTCGAACACGACACCCGCCACCGCCTGCGGGTCCTCGTCCAGAGCCCGCTTGGTCTGCCAGTACAGGCTGTCGAGGTCGGCGTACGACTGGATGGAGTACGGTCGGATGTTGCCGGTCGGAACGCCCAGCTTGCGCAGCGGCCTGGCCTTGATGCCAGCCTCAGCGTTCACGAACACGATCGGTCCGAGCTTCGCCATGTGCGCGGCGTCGGTGGTCTTTCCTGTGCCCGACTCGCCGAAGAACATGACGTTGGTGAACTCCTCGATCTCGTCGAGGGAAGGGAGTGCCATTGGCAAATCTCCTGTTGTTGACTTGCACGAGTGTTGATTCTCTGCCTGCCCGCGAACGGGCGACGTCGGCACTCCGGGTTGGCGTTCCTCGTCCGGGGAGGTCGAGTAATCTGCGTACCGGCTGTGCCGACGTCTGTAGTCCCAGCGGGGATCGAACCCGCCCCTCCGGCTTGAAAGACCGACGACCTCACCAATAGTCTATGGGACCAAACGCGGGGGACCTAAACCCTGGTCCGCACGACGATCTTGTTCGAGCAAGGGCCACCACGCGGATAGCTCGAATTGGCCTCGTCGTACCCACGCACACCCGGGGTGATGTGCTGGCACCGCCGCATGACACCAGGAATCGAACCTGGCCCGACGCCGTGCGCCGGGGCGAACCTGCTGCCACAGGAGGAGCGACCTCCTGTTTGCCCTCGTAGCGGGTCGCGACTCCCGTACGAGAAACCTCCTTCGGTAGTAGTCAGCCGCCGCGCACCTTTGCCAACTTAATGCTGCTTATACGCGGCGGCTAGTCCCGACAGGGACCCAGAGTGTCGGGGGTGTTCGGGCGCTCCGGCGTGCACACCGTTGGGTCGTCGTGCGCGAGGCAGGATTCGAACCTGCGACACCCGGTTCCGTAGACCGATGCTCTGTCCGCTGAGCTACACGCGCGTTGTGAAGTTGTGTGCGAGGTACCCTCTCGCTCCTGGTAATCGCATTCCCTCGCCAAACGCTGCCGACTCTCTGCGCCCCAGTTGCTGACTCCATGGTGTCAGCCCCCGGTAGTCGGTCGCTGGCGAGCCCAGCCCGAGTTAAGTTGTGTGGCCGTGCCGTGTGTGGAGGTGGCCAGCCTCAGATCATCTCCTGGTAGGTCCGTGGGTTGAATGATCTGCTACCCGAGTTCCTTGCATTCCGTCGCGCGACTCCAGGGAGGAGCCTGAGTGAGCACCTGGACGGCGCGCGCTCGTGCCTACCACGGAACTGTAGCCCTATCGGGAATCGAACCCGATTCTCGGCGCTGAGAACGCCGCAACCTTACCAATAGTCCATAGGGCCGGGCGGCTGGCCCGTGACGGGGGGTAACACGGGCCAGCCTGACCGCTGAAAGGTGGGGGGCTCCTCTCTCGCGGTGTACCACCATTCTACCATACGCCTTGTACCAGGCGCAAGTACCCCCGTCAGTGCCGTACGAACCGCTGCTCGAACCCAACATCACGGAGGAACTGCCGCTCTCGGTCGTCGCTGGTCTTGCGACCCATGAGACACGCTTCGGTGAAGTCGCATTTCCACTTGCAGGTGTCCGAGTTGGTGTGCCGTTCCCGGTAGTTGGCCGAGCTGTGGATGGTTCGAGCCGTCGCCAACGCCTCACGGGCGATGGTGTCTAGTTCGACGTCTGTACGGGCCATCAGATACCGATCGAAACGCTCATCGAGCGGTTGTGGCTTGACCTTGTTTCGCTGCGTGCGTGCGGTGCTATAGATCGACCCCATCGGCTTGTGACCGAGCTGTCGCAGCCCCCACGTGTACAGACCGAACTGGTCGTCGAGATCGAGTTCCTTCGACCGGGGCAGGGTGGCGTGCGACTTGTGGTCAACCAACCACGAACGTAGGCTTTCTCGGTCCTTGACGATCAAGTCGATGATCATCTTGAGCACCACACGTCGGCCGTCGTCAAGGAAGCCCAACGGCACGTGCGCTCGGTGCTCGATGGCAATAACGATCCACTGGTCGTCGTAGCCGTACGCCTCAAGGTACCCGGCGTACATCCACTCCAGTAGCTCGATGGTGTCCGGGTCCTTGCCAACACGCCGGAAGTCGGTCACTCGGTCCGCCACCGCCCGCTCGGGGTCGTTCTCGTCGCGAATGGCGGTGTAGTGCGAGTCTAGCATTTTGTGCCACAGGGTGCCGCGACCGGCTGCCGTCGTCTCGTCCTTGTCAGCCGTCCATCGCTCCTCGTACGCAAGCTGCCACTTATGGGGGCACTGCTTGAACGCGTCGAGTTCGCTGAACGAGATCACCACGTCGTTGGGCTCGGGTGCGTACGCGACAGGCATTACGCCACCCCTGCCGCGTCAAGGCGAGTGAGCAGCTTCGCGCGGAGCTTGTCGCTGGCGCCGACCTTGTCGAACTCGGCCAGCACGTCGTTTCGACTCGTGCCGTCCTTGGCCGACTTGACCAGGCGGCTCAACAGCCGGGCGTCGTGGCCAGGCCGGAACAGACCCTTCGACAACTCCCCGCATCCGCACCCGCACGGGCTGAGCGACCCAGTGTCGCGTGGTGCGCGGGCAACCCGAGGCGTCTTGACCACCGGATCGTGCCCGTTGGCGGCAGCCGCCGCACCCGGGATGCTGGGCAGCGGTTCGCCTCGGTCACGGGCGTTGGCCATCTGGGCATGAACCTTGGTCGAGTTGTACGCGTGAGACGGCGTTGAACCCGGCTTACCCGCATACCCGCACCGACACGCGGCCTGGAACTGATTCCCTGTGGTGACCTCGGGCGACTGCGGGGCGTGCTTCAAGTCGGCAGGCCACCCGAACGCAGCTTTCGCCGCTTCGGACATCGTCATGTGTGAAAACCTCCTCGCACTCTCGTGCTGTATACCCCAGTTTATCACACAGTTTGCCTACGGCGCAAGTTACGCTTGCCCGACCACACGTCTTGCACGAACTTGTGATGAACGCCGAGACGAGCGGCAACTTTATATGACGAACCGGTGCCTCGCTCATTCAACACCCGCTGCACGTCGGCGTCGGTGTACTTGCGCCGCTTTGGCGGGGCGGTGGCGCCGGTCACCTGCGACCAGTTCCGGCCGCGCCAAATTGACAACACGTGGTCTCGGCTGATGCCGTACTTTTCCGCCACCGCCCCCGCGTCAGATCCGCGAGCGGCGTAAATGGCGCGCGCTTGATCGGCCGTAATCGACTGCCGGGTTACACGCCGGTCTCGGCGATGCCACGGGTTGATGCATAGGGATTGCCCACACCCGGGTACGGTTCGATGTGTCGTCATCGGCGTAAATTCCGGTACGAACTCGTGGACCAGCCATGCGAACGCTGACCGCTGAACGTTCTTGTTGCCGGGCCGCTCACGAAACGAGACAACCGGGTACACGCGGTCGCGCCACAGCGACGACTGGCCGCGCCAGATCCAGCAGCCGTTGTCGGTCATCTCCACTCGACGCGCAAAGTTGGCTCGCCGCCGGTTGCGCTTCTCCCACGCCTTGACGTGTTCATACTGACGGCGTGGAGCCTTTTGTTGGAGACGGCTCCACGCCGCTTGCTCACTCGTCATCGACCGCAGTCAGATCAACAACGCACAGCTCCCACGCGTGGTAACGGAAAAAGCCGTCCGTCCACGGCTGCGGGTCGAACTTGGTACGCGGCTCGTAGTAGCACGCGGGCTTGTGGCCGGGTCCGAAAACGGCCTCGACCTTCGCGACGAAGGGGTAAGTTTCCTTGATTTCGAGCAACTGCCGGGTGGTGTACCCTCGCTTGCCCTTAGCCTTGGGGAGATCCATGCTTTTATTGTATCACAAAACTTGTCTGACACGCAAGTACCCGAGACACAGTGAAGCCCGTGGCCTTAAGTCGGCCACGGGCTCCTGTCAGAACGCCGGGAACAGCGCGTTGAATCGGTCGAGTTCACCGTCGGCTCCTCGAAGAACGATCTTCTCGCTCTCCCGCTGGTGTTCGCCTTCCGGGTACACCCTCAACGTCCCCTCACCGTAGACGTACCCGGTTTCAACCTCCAGTCCCGTTGCGAGATGGCGCCACCGCCCGGCGTGAACGGGCATGAAGTTGTCCGATCTCAGCCGGTCGAGAACCGACTCCAGGTTCGCGTGTGCCCGTTCAACGCGTGAGGGCGGGTTCGCCATTCTCGCTCTTCTCCTCGGTGTCGTCTGCGGCGACGTCGGCGTCGAACACGTACTCTCGCAGAAACGCCCCGAAAGCCTCAGGGCCAGCGGTGAAGGCGTTGAACGCCTTCTCGCGGTCGAGTCCGTATTCGCTTACAATCCGTCGAAGCGTCGTAGGGCTCGGCCGACGTTCGCCAGCACGCAGACGAGACGCCGTGGTGAAGTGGCATCCGACGCGAGCTGAGAACGTCTCCAGCGTCACGGCGCTACTCGTTCTCTCCTCCATGTTCCCATTGTAACATACAGTTTGCCTACGGCGCAATATGTCAGCCAGTCACATGGGGTTATTCTTCAACGATGGGGAGGTCGGTAACATCGACCGGCGTGTCGCCAGCCGGAAGCTCGAATCGAACGGTGCGGGGCAACGCACCCGGGATCAGCTCGGTCATCCGCCACAGCCTGCCCGACGCCGGGTTTACGCCGGGCTCGTCCGTTGGCGTGAGATCCACTACAAACGACCCATTGTTGAGTTCGACCCGGGTCGTGCCCGTGATGACTTCGTTGGTGTTGGTGTTGAACCAGGGGGACGGTACCGGCGCGAACACCACCGCCCCCCGCTGAGCTGCGCCTGTCGCGGGCTCGATGTACGTGCCGGTAAGCCTACGGCGGGGCATGGCGCTTACTCCTTGCTGTCAGCGACCGGCGCCGGGGGCACCGTGTTGATCAGAGCAGCCTGCTCCGAGTTACCCACGAAGTAGGCCAGACCACCCTTGAGAACGGTGAACGCGGCGGGCAGACCAGCGACGGCAGCCGCCTTCCACGCGGACATGTCGAGCACATCGAACCCGATGGCGGTCACCAGGCCGAGGACCGTCTCGACGTACGTTGCCACGGTGCGGTACAGCAGATCCTTGAAGTAAGTTTCCACGGTCACGCGGCCTCCAGTCTGATGTCTATGGACTCGATCGCCTCGGTGATCCGGGCGATCAGGGCGTCGGCGTCAACCTGCTGGTCGTGCGCGGCGAGCGCTCTGGCCAGCTCGGTTATCGCGACTTCCTGCGCGGCAAGCTTCGCCTGAACGTCGCGCAGCCGTCTGTTGGTGTCGCGCAGATAGCTGTGCGGAGCCCAGTACGGGTTGTCGGTGTTGTCGGTCGGTGCGGGCAGGATGCCGTCCGTGGTCCAGATGCGTCGAAGGTCGTTGGTTTCCAGCGCGCCCCCACCCGCCAGTAGCTTGGTCACCGTGGCTGCGGCGATTTTGTTGATGTCGTCGGTGGTCAGTGCCACGTCGTCCTCCGGGTCCCAGCTTGCCGGGTGCTGCAGGCGTTCCGCCACCCGCTCCCGGATCAAGCCCATGGTCAGCGCGCCGCCCTCGGCGAGCGGTCCGCGCGGGTCGATCTTCTGGTTGGTCCATTCCTTGTGGCCGATGACCGAGGTGCCGCCGTCGCGTCCCCAGTTGTGGGCTCGACACAGCGCAGCCGACGCTCGAACGATCGCCTCGACCTGTCGAGCAGGCCACGGGTCCTCGTTGTTGCCGAGGTTTACGCATTCGAAGCCGTAGAACCTCGTGTTGCCGTCCGTGTCCTGCTCGTTCGGGGCAGGCAGCGAGCGCTCAGCGATCACAGCCGCCAAAACGTCGCCGTCACCCTTGCCTGCGTGATTGGCTCGGCCGTTACCCACGAGGTGGATCACGCCGTCTTTGGCGATGACGCCGTGACACAGCGGACCCGGCAGATCCGATCGGCCGTCGAAACACAGACTGACCGTGCCGTTCGTGCCGGTGGTAACCGTGTGGTGAATCATCACGCCGTTAACGGGTCCCCACGCCCCGACGTGGTTTCGGTTATTGGTGCGCCAGCCGGGCACCTCGACGACCGTGCAGCCCTCCGCACGGAGTGCCGACACGAGTCTGTCAGCCGATAGCGGTGTTGCCATCAGCGGGTTCCCTTCGTCGTGTTGTGTGTAATCTGGCTCGTTCCCTTCGCTCTCGTCGGTCCTCCTGTCTGTCCAACAACACCTGCCGCCTATCAGCAGGCGTTACCAACCGGGGCAGGTGCGCAGTCGTCTGCCACTGCACACCCAACCCGGAAGTCTCTTGACCAATGAACGCGTGGGCAGTTCGCGTTCCGGCGTGACCCGGTAGCAACGACGGGCTTTCGTCCTCCGGCCGGTGGTCCACCAGCGACGGAACCGAGTACCAGCAAGGGGTGGCGCTTCGACCGTACCAGCGCGCGATACGCTTATCGTAATTGGCGACGTGCCGCCCTCGCGTGTCGCCCCACGCAACCAGGTCGAGCAGGTGCGTCGTCGGCAGCATGACCGCCACCCCCCACCAAGGTCCCGGGAGCTGCAACCAGGTTGCTCCGGCGCCCAGCGCCTCAGCGTGCAGGCGGGTGACGATGCTCTGGTGCGGACGAACCTTGCCTGTGTAGAAACACACCGGCCGTTCGCCTGCCGCGTCAGCCGCTCGAACGGCTGCTGCGCCGAAGTCCGCGCATACTAGCGCGTCATCCTGAACCACGAGGTGGTGTGTGGCGCCTGAGTCGAACGCCAACAACGCGCGACGACCGGTGTCCCATTCGTTGTTGACCCGGTCCCACACAACCTCGGCTGGAACATCAAGCCTGTCAACGAGGTCACGCACGAACTCGGCTCGTCGCGGGTGCGCCATCACGGCGACGGAGACTACGGCCACGAAATCACCTGCGTTACCGGCTTGCGGTCGGCGTCCAAGTCAACAACCGCGTGGTCAGGATAGCTGTGCGCCGCTGCGTTCATCTCGTCGGTGGTCATGGCGAGAATGCGGTCAGCTCGTTCGTCCACGTTGCCGGGCGGTTGTTCACCTTTACGGTGGTACCCGATGAACCCGGCGTGATACGCCCGAGGTGACGCCGGATAGACTGTGTTGGCGTTGTCAGCCTCGATCATGCGATGGATCAAGCCGTCCTGCTCGGCGTTGGCAGGGGCGATGTTGCTATTCGGCCAGTGCCTGCGGCAGTACCCGACCGGGTTGTTGAAATACGATCTCACCGCGTGCTCGACCACGCGAGCCAGCCGGTCGGGCTGGAAGCTTACGCCGATCGACTGATAGCTGACGTGGCCGTAGACCGCGTCGTGCAGGTCGGGCGGGTCAACGCCGGGGGCGAACTGCTGGTTCCGGCACGCGCTCACAGCGAACGAATCAGGCATCAGGTCGTGCGCGCGTCGATGGAAGTCGAAGTAGTCGCCTGCCACCAAGATGTCCTCTTCGACCAGGTGCACTAGATCGGCGCCAGCCGCCAGCGCCTCGCGGTACGACATCAGCACGTTGTAGCTGTTGCCCTTGTACCGGTGCGACTTACGCCGAATCTGGGCTCGACTCGGACCCATCTGCCTGACGAACTGGTCGGCCACCTGCACGACCTCGCGTGAAAAACCACGGTCGAGGCACACCCAGTACCGCTGCTGCCGATCGTTGGCCACGAGCAGCCGTCGCAGCGATGCCAATAGGAAGTCGGGGCGCCTCCACGCGGGGACAATTACCAGTTCAGACACTGAACACCAGCACGCCGGTCGAGTAGCCGTCGCCCGTTCGGGTCTCCAGCCGGTATTCTACCTCGTTGGCATCGAGCCACGGCATGAGCAGGTGGCCCTTGACAACGCCGGTCGAATTGGGGTCCACGTCATCCACCAGCACCAGGCCAGGCGACCGCATCAGCCGCTTGACGACGAGGAATTCGTGCAGGATGAGCGACGCGTCGTTGTCGCTGTCGAGCAGCGCTACGTCTACCAACGGGCCTGCGACCGTGGCCAGCAGGTCGGCCATGACTTCGATCGAGTGACCCTGCCGCAGGTCTACGAAGTCGTGCAGTCGGTAGTGGTCGAGGACGTTGTGCGCCGCCCGGGTGTCGAGGTCGATGCTGATGAGCTTACCGCCGTAGTCGCGCACCTGCTCCGCGAACGTGAGCGTTGACCAACCATCGTTTTGGTGGTACTGCTCGCCCTCACCCCGGATCGATCCGGTTTCCAGGATCACGAGATCATCGCGTCCGACACGCTCCCGGAACAGCGCGAGTTCGGTCTGCAGCAGCTTGCTGAGATGGGTCATAGCCTCTCCAGGAGGGTCAGCGCCGTGTGGCGG